GTTAAAAAAATTCTTCTACATTTACAAGTTAAATTCTATAAATTGCTTCTGGGGGAACTGATAGAGATTGCCTCATGCATTAAGGATAAAGGAATGAAGGTAGTGGATGCTAATGAAACCCCAATGAATGAATTTGTTTTTGCATATATTGGTTCTACCAATTTACCTACAGATTCTTCACCGGGAGGTCTATTGACATTGGGATTTATGGACAGATCGAGTAGTTGTAAACTTCAGTTTTTTTTCCGACACAATAATGTATTTAAACGTATACAATGGTATAACGATTGGCAAAATTGGACTAAAATCTTAACAGAATAAAGTCCATGATACCGAGCTGGGGGAACTCTTGCCTACTGCAAGTAATGAGAAGAAAGGATTAATGCCAGCAGGAGGAGTATCAAGAATCCCTTCTTTTCGATACTCATCTGATAATATGTATAAATTGGAGTATCCATTTTATGGCATTGTCGGTGGGCATTCAGACAGGGCCAACACAACTTCTTTATATGTTATGGAAGTAGATCGAATTTATAAGATTTATGCTACATCTGGTAATACTATTTCTTTCAAAAAAGATAGTGATGGAAATGTTTATGCAAGTGGTGGCGATGGTGGCTTTAAGTTTTATATTATCCCTTTCAATGGAAGGACTGTAGAAGTGTATAGCGGGGATATATCCAATTTTGAACAAATTAGCGTTCTATAATAGTTGACACTTTTTCTTTTATTGAAGCGACCTGGGGGGATTCTTGGGTATAAAAAACGGGTGGTCCGGTACAAGCCGGTTCCACCCGATACGACAAATTACTTATAATATGCTAATAGCCTATAATGAAGTTTTCGGCCAACATTAGACTGAAAAGTTACACCATTTGAACCAAACTCAATAGATAAACTGGATGATTTTTCACCTGCAATAATCTTACTTCTATCAGTATAAATATTGTCTGATACTGTTAGAATGAAGCCAGAGATCGCATAGTTATCGTAAAATGCGTATATACCTTCTCGCAACTTCATGCTTACATTAATATTAGGTTTTAAATCAATTTCTCCAACTGAAGAAACCTGTAGCAGTTCCCCCAGATCTAAAAAATGGCATTATTCTATCACAATTTTTTTCCAAGAAGTCCAATTATAATCGTCGTTTCCTCTTTTCATCCTAATCTGATAATTGGGGGTAATATCATCAATGGTACATAATATTTGTACATACCCACCCCTTCCTCCAGTACCATTATAAAAGATTAAAAGAGTCCCCCATGTTCCAATTTCTGGTATAATGGTATAAAAACCACATTTTTCTAGGCCATCTAATATGGTGATATCCTTATATGATTCTATATTTATGCCCCCTCTATAAATAAACCAATTTTTACTAATCAATCCATCATTTTCGGCCGTAGCTACTGGCAACAGTTCCCCCAGGATTGTAGCTAATTGCTGTTTTGTAACTTTTGCCACGTCATTTCCTTTTACAACCAACGCATAATCAAAGTCCGTCAACTGCGATACTTCATTTAATTTTTTATCTGCCATAATCGTATTTTTTTTAATTATTTATTACTACTTGATTTTCTACCACTTGAACATAGCCACCCGAAACAAGATTTTCCAAATCGAATGCCATGCCTATTCCACTGTCACGGATACAGAGATAAAGTACTTCCTTATCGGTGTAATACTTGCCTTCCTCCAGTACCATGTTATGTACCCAAGGTATAGGATCATCCAATGTACCGGAGTGTTCTATCTGCACAACCTTGTACAAGGATTCCGTACCCGTTCTCGGCTTCCAGTCCTCCTGCGGTGTATGTTTCTGTACAACCTCGTAGAGTGTACCATCATAACGGAACCGGAACGACACATCAACCTCCGTACCTATCAGATCCTCCCATGCCGGAAAATAGTCTTTCTTCGACAATGCTTCTTCTGTAGTAAGCCCGGCATTGTTGATATTCGCTGAGATATCATTGAGCAGCGTATCCACACGGTCAAGTGCTTCAACGTCTATAGCCGCCACATCAATAAATGACGTTTCGGCAATCATCTGCTCCTTCTGCTTCGATGTGATCTCTTTCCACACAGCCACATCCTCAGGGCTGTTTATTACTACCTGATTTTCAAATCTTCGTTCCGACAGAGGCATATCCTCGGCCTGTGTCAGATAACAATCATAACCTGCTTGTAATATCATATCTTTTACTCAATTAAATCCATACGTGTTATATACCAATGGTTGTTAAAGGCCTTCATCTCCAAAACATAAGGCCTTGCCATCTGAATCTCTGTTTTATTGTTAAATCTTCCTACCAGTCCGCAGAAATAGTTCGTGGCCTTGTACTTGTCCGGGTTCTTAGCCGCCCTTGACGTCATGTCAACCACAAACTCCAGTTTCAATCCGTTCCATGATGATGCGGGAGGAAGGGTTATGGTACCACCCAAACCGTCAGCGGAAAAGAATGTTGATCCCTGAGTGGAAGGATTCACGGTCATGTTACCATTCAAATCAGCCAAACTATCCATATCACTTCCCGGTGAATAGAGAAGCGTTGCGGTGATTGTACCTGCTACATTTGCCTTCGTTGCGACAAATTCACCCAGTTCATTCACCCGGTACGGTGCGGAGTCAGGAGTCTCGGAACCTGCCCATATACGTATCTTCTGACCGGATTCAGAGCCGGACATACCAGCCGTTACCGTTCCGTTATCCTTCTGAATCACAAACTGGTTGCTCTGCAAGAATGTTATCTTACCATTCTTCGCTATCACTATACCCGTGAATACAGCTACCGAATTTGTTCCAAATTCTATCCAATATGATGTATTACCCGGTCCGTTGGACACATTGGACGTATGTGTCTGCAAGCATTTATACGCCCTCCATCCTGTAGCAGTTCCATTATCCCTCTTCACTACAACATCAATATACCGCGTACCGGATGTTAAAGACTCGTCATTACGGTATTCAACACCATCATTGCGCCATTCAGACTGGCGGAGAATACAACCTTGCAAACCTTGTATACCCTGTTCACCGGGCTTTCCGTCTTTTCCATCCTCGCCATCCTTACCATCCGTTCCGTCTTTGCCCGGCTCACCTTTCTCTGCCCATACATCATATTCTGCGGTGTTTACTCCACCTGTAAGACAGTAGCCGCCATCATTGAAAGTAAATCGGTTGCCGGCATTGTCCGTCCAGACCCACAAGGGAGGATTGGTAGTGGATGCCTTGGCTACATAGGAGCCGCCACCCATCGAAACAACGCCCATCTTGGGTACAACCATTCCGGTCTTGAACTGCCCCATCTGGGTGTAACCGTCACCCTTGTCACCCTTGGAGCCTTTGAATTGCGACCACGTGTAGTCGGCAGGATTGCTGCTCTCCGTGGCGGTTTCCTTGTTTACTGCGATGCCTATGTATTTGGTGTTGTCATTCGGCTGCTGGTACATTCCGCTTCCGTCCGCATTGTCCGAGTAGGCTATCCATGTGTAATAGGTTTTCCCGTCGGCACCGACAGCACCCGGAACGCCCGGTTCGCCCTTGATGTCACTCCATTTGTAATCGGACGGATTGTTACTTTCCACAGCGGTTTCCTTGTTGTATGCCAGTCCGATGTATGCTTTTCCTGTGGGATCATTGCTGATTCCGTTTCCCTGGGCATCATCCGCATAGCGTATCCATGTGTAATAGGTCTTCCCGTCCTTTCCCGGAGTACCGGGAACACCGTCGGTGCCATTGATCCCGTCCGTACCATCTCTTCCCGGTTCAGCTAATACATCATATTCAGCAGTATTTACCTCACCCGTCAGCACATAGCCGCCATCATTGAAAGTAAATCGGTTGCCGGCATTGTCCGTCCAGCACCACAAGGGAGGATTGGTAGTGGATGCCTTGGCTACATAAGAGCCGCCACCCATCGAAACAACGCCCATCTTGGGTACAACCATTCCGGTCTTATACTGACCCATCTGAGTGTAACCGTCACCCTTGTCACCCTTGGAGCCTTGATCACCTTTAGAAGCAATTTCCAGCCAATCGCCATTAGATCCCGGTGCAGCAGACGAACCATCCTCATTGATACACGCCCACATGCTCCCATTATAAGACAGGCTGTCGTAGTAGTCGTAATGTATTCCGGGTATATAGCCTTCCTCCCTGAAATTCAATGTCCGTACAGGCGTTCCGTCCGGCTTCATCTGCGTAACCGTTCCCGTGAAGTACACATTGTTCAGATACATGGAATAACCATCCATATTCATTCCGAATATATTCAGATTGGAAAGATCACCATATTGCAGGGCAACATTGGCGGCGGAGATCTCCCATGTATTCTGCTTCCACAACATACGGGTATAAGTCCTTGTTTCGTAGACTGAGGTCTGGCGTTCTGTATTGGTAAAGTTACCGTATACTACGAAATTCATCATCTCAAACGGATCGAAAGAATAAGACCACGATGAAGAGGTAGGACGCAACTGGTACTTGAATGTTTCGTTTCTTTCACCCGTAACTTCCGTAATAGTGAAATAGACCGTACAGAATCCGGCAAAACGTCTGTTACCCTTCCCGTCATCGTAGTCCTCCGTAGCGTTCCCGGTGATGTTATGATAGATACCCATACAGATATCACCTACTGCGACAGCTCCGATCTCACCGTCTTCCAACTTAAGTGTACATGTCTTCGTTTCTGTATCTACTGTTTCTATAATGCCGGCTCCGGGCGCACGCCACTTGTCACCCAGTGTGACCATCACACGATTGTATCTTAATTCGGGAACTTCAAGGAACCGGCGGATAAACATGCTCTCAAACTCCCCATGTCCTGTATCGAATATCTTGGCTCCGAATCCGGTCAAGCCGCTTGCAAAACCATTCTTCCCGAAAACAGCACCGGCAAACATGCTGAGAAGGAACTTAGTGGAGTCCTCCACGTCCTTCCGCAAGAATATCTCTTTCAGCTTCTCCGCACTGTTCTCTATCTCAGTCATTACACGTAATGCGCTCATCACGTCTTCATCGGTGTAGGTGACATCCTTGTCACCCTGCTTCACGATACGGTTTATCAGATTTCCGGCTATTTTCAGACCTTTGAGAAAATTGATTATACCTTGCGCTTCATCATCGTTCAATGCGGAAAGGAACCAGTCAAGCACAGGCGTATTCTTATCCAGCGTGTATGCAGATGTGGCATGGTCAGCGTTAGTGACATCGCCGCCGCCACCACCGCCGCCACCGCCGTTCTGCTTAATCTCTTCAACCTCAATGGAGATCTTGCTAAAGTTGCTGTTGATGCGGTCTGCCGTTTCGCTCCAAGTTCCTGTTTTGTTTATTGTATTAAGTTCCATATATTCTGTTCTACTTTTACCATTCCGCATCCGGGTGTACTTCTACGGACAGATGGTTTATTATTCTGATGATTAGGTCTCGGATCATATTATTAAAACTTTTACTGTTATGGTAGATAATAATCCCCGGTCTCTATTCTTTCTCCCTCCACATAACCAAGTTCAAGCAAAGTATTCCACATTTTAACAGCCCAAATATAGGATAATAAATTATTCTGATGAATTTTATCACTGCCTAGCCAAAATAGTGTTTCATAATCCGATGCTGTATATTGGCCTTCTATAATACCTAACGCTTGTCCATCATAAACTGCTTGTCCTTGAGTATAAGCGCGAAGATTGATATATTTGGCTCCAAAACATTTATTAGCTTGATAGACTAGCTGATTAGTTGTAAGGGACAAGGGCGTAGAACAGACAATATACTTCTCAGAAAAATTATTAGCCGATGAACTGACCATATTAGCCCAATCTTCCTCTGATTCATATCCTCCATTTTGCCCTGTAAACCATATATGTGGATAGTCTTTATCATCATATAACGCTGCATCATAAAACACATTACCTACACCTATCTTAATCTGTTTTCCTACATCTAATCTTGTAAATACATAACCTGTTGAAGTTGCTAAACTATCAATATATATTTTGCCTTGACTTATAGGTAATAATTCACTACATTTAAAATCATCTGACGTTACAAATATGCCACTGCTATTAATATAACCAATTCTTGTTGCCTTAGATGAAAGTCCTTCTACTGCATCTCCATTAATTGTTATATGCGGCTCTCCTGTAGCTGGGTTATTAATGGTAAAAGCATATTGAGTAGCATTTGAAGGTATATCAAATGTGCCGCTTTCTGTTAAACCGGAAATAAATGTGCCTGTTGATGTATAAAATGCAACTCCAATTGCATCTGTCTGTGATTTTGCTAATTTACCTCTAATACCGTTGATTACAACTTGAACATTTTGTCCTTCAGTAATTGTATTATAAGGAGTGTCTTGATATGTTCCATCTGACTTTATCCATGCGCTTTCCAAAGCACAATTAACTGAACCACTTGCAGGTATAGTAAATTCAGCCTTTACTCTTATTCCAATTCCTCCGGCTCTTGTCAGATTTCCAATAGTCTTTTCGCCACCCTGCGTGCGTGGAATTAGTTCATAACCTCTGTTTTTTAATATATTACCTAATTCGTATCTTATAAGAGCCGTATCATTACCACAAAGTGAATCCCCTACTATAACAACTCTTTTAGGTTTAGGCTTTTCCGAAGAGATGCCTGCTTTATATGCAACGACACTTGGCTCTCCAACAGCAATAAAATCATTATCTGAAGTGGATTTTGTCTGTAATATAAGTTCTAATTTTGTATATTGAGAATAATCCGATGTATTGATAGTTACCGGTCCTGTTCCGTCTGTTAGTTCATAAATTACATTATCATTCCCATATAGAACAAGAGAGGACAGTTTATTTGCACTATTAGAAATACTAATATTATTTGACAAACCTTTAACGGTAACAGTATCATATTCAGAAATATCCAATCTATTAGAACTCCAAAGTTTTTGGACTGAATTATAATTTTGCGCCTTGCCGTTTGGTTGATTTGTTCCAGTAAGCCATCTTCTTTTATTCCAAACAAATAATGAGAAAATATCCTTATTATCAACCCCTTCTATTAAATTATATATTTTGCCTATATCAGAAGAATTTTGATTAACGTCCAATGACAATTTGTCAAATTCATTTTTGGATGCGATTGTACTATATATTATCGCTCTTACACTTGGTTCCCCAACAGCAATAAATTCATTATCTGAAGTGGATTTTGTCTGTAATATAAGTTCTAATTTTGTATATTGAGAATAATCCGATGTATTGATTATATTTTCATTGCTTGCATCTTTAATTCCTTTAATAAGGATATTATCACCATAAATACATATACCATTTAATGTAGATGCACTTGTGCTTATAGACGAGCCATTTAATAATCCATCGCAAATAATACTATCATATTCTGAAATGTCAATTCTTGCGTACCATATTTTTTGAGTAGCATTATATTGCAATTCTCCGCCATTAGGCTGATTTGTTCCTGTTTCCCATCTTTTTTTATTCCAAACAAGAGCATCTACAACATCCGTTTCCGATCCTTCTATTTTTTTTAACGAAGATTGGATAGGTATCAGTTCTTCTGGTTTAACCACCTTGGCTTTGCTATTGGCTATAACTGATGGAATTATAGAATTATCTTGTTTTGCTTGAATAATGATGTTAATATTGCTTCTGTCGGAATATTTATCCATATTAATAACCGCAGAACTACCCCTCAAATATTCTATTTGTTCGCTACCACTATAAATACTAATTGAAGGGAAAATATCAGAAGCGTCTACTTTTTCTGATAGTCCTGACATTTTTAGAGTATCGTAATATCCTACATCTGTCAATTTGGTATGCTTATAATTTTGTTTTTGAATACTATTACCCGCAGACGAATTTGTTTCCCAATCCCATGTGCCATCTATCCATACTGTGTTTTCTGTTATAAGCTCTTTATCTATAGAGCCTTCTATTTGTGTCTTTAAATAAATTTCCTCATTTTCTAACTCTGAAATTTCCGTAGTCAGGTTCTTGCGGTTGTTCGGGTTGACCACAGCATCATAGATGGTAGCTGGATAAATGGTTTGTCCACCTTTGGTCAACTTATGTGTTTTTGCCATAATAAATCTCCTATTCTAAATTAGTAACTGTTTCTTCTTCCTCTTCCAGTGGCAAAGGAGGTACAAAATCACTCAGCACATCTTCATACTCATTATCCGACAATGGGAACGCCTGCACCGCATTATATGCGGCATAATCGGGATAAGATGTTATTTCCACCGTGCTATCATCCGTCTTGCCGGAAACGAGGATAACACCTGTAATCTCCACCGATACAAGATTGCAGATACCATCGGCAAAATCAGCATCAGAAAGATAGTATTCGCGTTTGACCGACAGAGTGCCGGGACGGAGTCCATGCCTGTCAAAAATGACCAGCAGACTACCATCATCAAAAGCCTACGGCAGTTCTTGTACCCGTGCCCGTCAAACTCCGCAACAACACATCCCGACAGGACTGTACGGTAAGTGAACCGGAAGGGAGTATTCACATCCCCATTCAAGTTCTTCTCTATGATCTTAAAATCGGACTGATAATTAATTTTCATAACTATAATATTGATGTTACATCGTCTATCTCCTCGGCTGTCAGGTAGCCGTTCAAGTCAACACTTCCGCCACCTCCTGTCGTGCCAGTGGCACTCCATGTTCCCTTTGTTTTGCATTGATATATAGGACCCGGTATGGTGTCACCCACAACAGCCCAGTCACCTACAACAGGAGATGGAACAGCCGCTTTCAGCGATTCAAGAGTAGAGAACAACCCCTTGTTGCGGATGCCGTTCTGCTTGACCTTTTCCACTTCGGTAGAAGTCTTGCTAAAGTTGTTGTTAAGACGGTCTGCCGTTTCGCTCCAAGTTCCTGTTTTGTTTATTGTATTAAGTTCCATATCACTTCACTTTATTTGGGCAACATGTTCTGATCCCATACAATCTCAGAACCTTTAACCATAATTATGCGTCCTCCCATTATCTGGGTCTGATATATATAACCGTCACTTCCTTTTTGCTCGACAACCATACTGTCCGGGCGGAAATACAATACATCACTATTGGAAGGGTCATTCATAAAAATACGGGGAACCATACCGTTCAATCCATATTGAAGAGATATGTCCAAAAGCGAATTACCATCATCATCATGAATATCAATTGACGGTCTTCCATATTCATCTTCAGGAAATATGGTTATCTCATAACCTGACGGTGAGGAAACCTTCACTTTCCCGACAAATTCAGGATTTCCATCTGCATCCCATTTGATGTTCCCATTGGCAAGCTGCCCGGAACCATCCTCATTCAACAGTATCTTACCATTGGCTATTTCAACTTTTCCCCGGAAATATCCGCCCAAAGCATAGATATATCCTCTCAAGAATACATCACCGCCATGAGTGGCAACGAAGTTTGCCATGTTCGCCCATTCCGCATCCGTAGGCTGGTAATTAGGATCATTACGGAACCTCATCACGGTAAGAATCGCCTGTTCAAGTTTTCCTCCTGCCCAAAATGCCACATCATCATCATCATTGTATATGCCGCTAACTCCGGCTGTGACCTTCTGTAACTTGCCATTCTTGTAATTACCCAGTTGGATCATATTGGCAAGAATCAGACCACCAAGGATATCCACAGAACCATCCTTGATCGCACTGGCGATATAATTGATTGACTGAAAACCGGCTGTTGCCTTGTCGTTATCCAAAATGGACGGTTTCCAGTCAGTAGCGATGGTCCCTCTTTCTAACTGAAGGTCACAAACGGTTGCGGTACCACTGATGAGAAATATACCACTGCCATTGAAGGTAATCTTATGGGTATATCTTTGATAAGAGGATGTGAGAGGTTGAGAAACACTGAAAGAGCCGCACGAAACAGACACAGACGTACCCTTTGCTTTATAACTGATAACATAACTTTCCCCTTTGATTAATGATACGGACTGGGACAAACTACCGATTGCAGCAGAGTACCCGGAACCGGCATCACTGTCCGCAGATACGGTAGCCACTCCCGTCCAATATTCCAATTGCTTGCTAAAAAGTTCGGTATCCGCCGATAACTCGGTAGCGGCAGACAGGTCCTCTGTCTCATAATCTCCTGTAAACCCGGAATTGCGCAACAGATTGACACTTCCGACAGCCGCATTGTCTATCGCATCCTTGGCCTCTTGGGCAAGATCTGCGGCCGCCTGTATCTCATCCGGCAAGCCTTCCATGTTACGCCATCCGGTGGAACCCTGCTCGATATGGAACATACCCTTGATATCCACACCTTTATCCTGAGTGTATTCCATGTAAGTGGTCCGGTCCTTGTCGCCAATGTACGTATCTCCGTACACCTTCATCCGGGCCTTGCCGGTAGATTTGTCAAAATCAAAAGAAATGACATCTTTCCCGGTCAAGGTAAAATCATTAATACCCTGATACATGATGATGGACGGAGAAACTTCGTTCACCGAAGAGAGAATTATCGCCGCCTGTCGGGTGATATCGGTCTTATGACCTAATCCCACGATATCATCACCTGCCACCGGAACATCGTTCTCGACATTAGGATCACATACGGTCTTGGACAAGTCTATATAGTTCTCACCTACTGCTGTGACCAACCGCCAATAATAGCGGTTGCCGACATGATGAGAAACGCCTGTCTTGATATTGCACTCCTGGGCTATGGCAAGAGATCCCGGAGTAAACTGGTTCTCTATCTCAATTCCGTCTTCCTCTTCCTTGAAATAACAACGGTAAACATCATCCAACTCCTCCACACGGTTGCATTTCATACCTGCATGGGAAATCACCTGCTCGCCACCTACATACGTCTTCTTCTTTACTTCAAGCTCGTCAAAAACGGCTTTGACCTTGACATACAGATAATCAACAACAGCCTGTGACATACCGTTCTCAAGCACAGTAATTCCACTACCGTTCTTACCAATCAAAAGACCTTTCAAGAAAGTGATCAGACCGTTGGCGGTATCGTTATTTATCTTTGAGATAAAATAACGGGATATTCTGCCAAGAATATCTGACACGTTGAGAGAGGCACCCATCCTCTCACCTATGATATCCCCGGCTATCTCTGTAATCGTACTTCTCAAAGCGGAAACATTGGCGGACAACTTATCTGTTAGCTCCACGGATATATCATACAGGCAATTTTTATCCGCCTTACAAGTAAATGAGTTCACATACATAAAGTATTCCTTATCATTATACTTTATGTATATACGCGAGTTCTCATTCAACAGACCAGCTAACATGCTGTTTTCTGCAAGGAAGACACGTGAGAAACTTACGGAAAAAGAGAACTTCTCATCGTTGTTTTCAGACATATACTTTATCAACGCCTCATCTAATCTTTTCTCGGCAGCAAGCACAAGAGATTTCGGCATTTTAATACCTGTAATCACAAACTTATCCCCAACAGAAGGTTTATAGTTATTTGTGGCATTAGGCATAACAACCCCGAAAGTTGTATTGTCCTTTTTTACAGCAATCCAAACCTCATTTGTAGAAGTGTTTTGTTGGCTTTCTACATATTGGGATGTTTGTGAAGTAACCTTCTGTTCAAAATCTCCTGCCGGCAAGTTCCCGGAAGAATCCACCAATACAGGATTGAATGCCCTCCCCGGTTCATTGTCCTTATAGGTAACTCCTATTTCAAACTCGCAAGCAGCACAATTACCCGTAGTCATATTGATTACAGCCGTACCACCTTCCAAACCTTGTTCGAACAGGTTAAAACCGTAATCCCCATTATATATATGTAATTTTATGTAGAAATAAGAATGTACATACTCATCCGTGCCATTGAATATATTATTCCCTTCTCCTGTTCCGAGTTCGTCACTATCGTTAGCATCAAAAGCAATATCCGCAATCTCACCAAATAACTGTCCCGAAGCGTTTGTTACATTTTCTATGGTAGGCTTTATATCGCTGAAATCTACCTTTATCTCTTTTACTTTCTTAGAAGAATATGTATTTTTGAAAGAATAGTAATCATTTGTACCGGGTATCTTATACGTGTCGTTAAGCGCATTGTAGAATCTTTCCGCTCCATTTGTTTGTCTGTAAATGGAAGGCATAAGGTTTTGCGTGCGTTCTATAGTACCTTTTTCATCATCATTCGGATAGTAGAAAGGAATGTTGTCAGAACTTCCAACACCAGTAACGCGATTAACGATCTTATAATTGGCGTTTGTCTTTTTAATTGATACAAGCCCTTTCTTGTACTCGAAGGGAGTAGAAATTACATTCTCTGTATATCCTATGTGACAAACCTTACCTACAAAGTAATAAGGAAGTTCGTATATGGTATATATGGACTGTAACGCTTCTGCAAGGTACACACTGTCAAGAGAAACAAGTTTGCTTTCAGAAGTAATATCTTCATCAATCACTACCGAATATCCGATACCCGATTTTGCCATTGAAGCGTTAAGGCGACCAACAAACTCGTTTATATCCCCCATGAACTTGACGGAAGTGGAATTGGAGTGATACGTGTCTTCTCCGGCTGTCACCACGTCCATGAAATATACGTTCTCCAGCACGATACGTTCTGAAACGAATTGAAGCTCATGCTTGTACATGATACTCTTGTTGTCCTTTGAGGATGTAGGCACTTGGTCAATATAATATTTTTCCCCCCTAAACTCAACAAATTCTTCTCCTGTCCATAGTTCGTCTAAGCATGAAGGATAGTTCAGTGTTGCGGTCAGTGTGGGAGTCCCTGCCATACGCTGTGCCGTATAGGTATACTCACCTAATTTTGCAGGTGTATCAGCATTCGGGAACTTTACTTTACTTCCTTGCGTGTCAAGTTTTAATATGTACAGACTTTCCTTTTCCATTTATTCTTTTACCACATCAATTTGTTCCGTAACTCCTTTATTCTTTTTTTGCTGTTTCTCCAACAGCTTTTGAGCCTCTTCCTTCTCCTTTGCTATACGTTGTTCTTCATCGGGAACGGATTCGGTGTTTTTCTCAATGGCTGTTTTTGTGGAAAGAATGCCGGCTTGCTTCATTGAGATAAGTATGTTGTTATATTCCGTTGCGCTAAATGGTTGCCAAATCTTGAACTTACAGCTAACACGAAGCTTGGCAAATTCTGTAACGGCATTTACGTTCTCGCCTTTTTTCACCAATTCTTTGGCCAATCCCTCCTTGAACAGGCGCATCATCTTGTCTGCAAAATTCTGCCATTCAATCACACCTTGCTGAGCGTTTTTCAAGTCCAAGTCGCGGGTCAATGTGATAGCCAACCCGCTAATATCGCCACTTGACTTTACATCTTTCGGCAAAAGGAAAGTGCAGGAGGTATTTATCTGTATCTTCTCAAACAAATCTTGCAGACTATCAAGCATCCCTTGCGGACTTGGAGGCGCTTTGAACTCCGCACTTCCGTTTCCATCCATTGACTTGTCCTGCAAAATGATACTCCCGGCAAGTTTCTTTGTCGTTTCTGACAAATTGCCTTTGATATACAGAATACCCCAGCCGTTCCGTTTCTGAATGACAAAGAAAATGTTGTAGATAATCTCGTAAATCTCGATAAGGCTCTGACCGTTGTTCCACGCCACATTACCGCGTTTGGTACACAATGGTATCTCGCTGAAACCGTGCAATATAGGAAGTTCTCTTACAAAACCGTCCTCGCCTGCTTCTTCACCGTCTATCGGTGTGTGCATACGGTACATGTAGGTATCATCGTAGCTGTCAATGTATTCCACACCGTTTTCATCGGCATAGTAGACACTTTCAAGAAGCCTGTCACCGTTGTTGTCATTATGCGATATGATTACATATCCGTCTTCATAACTTATCAGGCGGCACTTGATACGTCCTTTATAGTCATAATAAAACAGAAGTCCTGCATCGCCTGTTGCAAGTTGCGAACGGACTGCCTTTGTACGCCATCCATCCATATTCCTGTCTACCCAATACTCCTTGATTGTGGAATAGTTAGCTTTATCTTTCTCGGAAGGAGTGCCACCTCTCAAAGACAATGTACAGGGATTCCCGCAAAGGTAGATTACGTGGCTCGCCAGTATCTGTTCTTGGAAAGCCAATGCCGTGCGCTGGAACTTGATTTCCTGATATCCCCCATCTTCTAACTTCACGCAAATGCTCGGCAAGTTTTGATCAAATAATACCTCATGGCTCATCGGGTCAAGTTCTTTCAGAAACTTTCCCTGCGAAACGATATTCTTTTTTACATTCGGAAGCCTTGCCGTGCGTGTATCGGTAATGGCTGCGGACTGACCGTCGGAATCGTCGTTTGTAGAGCAAGTGTCACTTCCTCTGAAAAACGGTTTCTTCTGCAACAAGGCATTTACGTTCCGCAATAGATATGTTTTTTTCTCTTCCCGTGTCATTTTTCCGCATCAATTAGGTTGTAATACTTCATGCAGGCTTCCTTGCTCGGCATTGCAGAACACTCTCTCGAAGTCCATTTGCAGATAATGTCGTGCTTCTGCGGAACAACGATTATTCGCTTCTGCCCCTCTTCCTCTTCAATATTGAATTTATCGTTCAGCTTCACGCGTGCATCCAACACGACCTTACTTGCTTTGATAAAAGTGTCTGAATCTCCACTTGCTTTCGCATCGTCAGCAATCTGTTTCATCTCCGATATTTCTTTCAGCAACGCTTCTCGGTTCTCATCTTTAGATATGGTAGTGATAGCACCGATGCCGAAAGGTTTCAGTTTCTCGGCAAGCATGGATAACACCTTGTTTGAAGGCTTTTCATCTTCTTGGTAAGCAACCTTTGCAGCAAGAGCCTTATCTACGAAAGAATCACACATTACCAAATAGGCAACATCTCTTACTCTTGCTTCAATTCCTTCTGTTTTAAGGGAATTGAGAATATCCTTTATATCATTGTAACTAATCATTTCCTAACCTAATACCATAAATGTTCATCGTAAATACTTCCTTCTGTCTGTGCATGGAACGCTTGTTTGGTTTCTTCTTCGTGATTGTAATACCCTGCTTGAATCTCATTCCCGTATTCGATGTTAGCGCACGGAAGCATTCTCATAGCGCATGGATCTAACAAGTCCATCGATCTGCCTTTCCCCAACATCTGATTCATTTTCTTCTTGTTCCAAAGCCGCTTCTTCCCACTCTGCATATCGTCAAACCGTACAACAGAACATTCTTCCATAAACTCGTTCTCAACCGTCACTTTGTATTTCAAATTTTGATGAGTGTAAGTCTGAACGGCAAGTTTATCGTCAAATGTCAAGTTACCTTCCTCTATCATCTTGCATAATCTGATATAGCACATATCCTTGACTGTCATTGCGGTAAGTTGGTAAAGCCCGAAAGGTTTATTTAGTGAGATATAAGGTACTGCATCGGGAATGTAATCATTGAAATACCGTCCGGCAGTCGCGTCAAAAATAATATGGCTTTCGGCTGTTCCATGCTCAAATGCAAATGTCTTCACTGCCATAGCGTTTTCTCTCGGAGTGGACTTGCTAAGAATGAGAATGTCGTATGCGTGAAATCCATCCCATGCAAGTGCAACAAGGTTGTCTGTGCCATAATCCGCCAAATCCACGGTAATCCATTTATCACCGTTCACGGCAGGGTTATTGTTGAATACTCCTTGTGCGGAAGTGGAAGGGATAGGAATCTTTTCGTCAGAATCTGGGTCTGCATTATAGTTTACACCGATAAGCCCAGCAGCAGAGCGTGTACCAGAAGCGGCAACTGAACCAACGTATCCTGCATTGCCTCCCATTAGAGCTTCATTTTCATCAACTGTGCCCTCGTATAGGGTAAACGATTTGATAAAGTCTTGATATTTCGCTTTACCTTTCAAGTCTTTAATCAAACTGTCTATCTGTATCTTGCACTTGGCGTAAACTTCTTCTTTTGAATCTCCCCAAATCACATCATCAACGGTAGATCCAGCAACAAAAAAGAATCTGACTTTCCCTATTCTATCAGGGATACCCTTCCCGTCAACTCCAACATACCAATCTATGAATCTTCTCGTCCAATGGGTGCGTTTAGGATTGAATGTCGCACGAAATTTCCCTGTGAATGTCTTGCTTTTTCCACGATTACGGGATTGAATGTACGTAAATACCTCCCAAGGCATTTCGGTAAGCTCATCAATGGCAATCGCATCGTACTGCCATCCTTTCGCACGCTCCCTCATTCTGTCTATATTCGTTGGGTCTATATAAGTCAAATCGCAGTACGCTCCACTTTGGAATGATATACGTGGTGTGTCTGCCTCTTTAACTTTTACATATTCTCCGAATATGTCCTTGAATGTATCAACAAATCCTCCTCCTGCTTTTTGGTTCCCAAGGCTTCTGCGACTTATTAAACATCTAAAATCAGGGTCAAGCATTAACGGTTCAGCGAATCCAAGAACAAGAGAGTATGACTTCCCGTTTCCGACCCCACCGGCACCGAAACATATATCCACGTTCGTTGAAGCAAAGTAGGTTTGGAAACCTGGGAAAGGCTTCTTCACTATCGCATTATGTACTTCTTGCTCTTTCATCAAAAGCAAAAATACCTCTTAATAATAAGGTAATATATACTTAAACCAATGTCTATTTATCATAGTGATAAATACAGTGATTTTTTTATAGTTATACCTTTTTATTAAAGCATTACTTTCGCATATAATCATTATAAAACATATAGTGTATGAAGTTTACGAAAGAACAGTTTTCAGAAGCACTGAAAGCAGGAATCACCAACAACGGCAAGAAAAACTTGGCGATGAGTGAGAGAAGTTTCAACGGCAAGGTGGAAAGAATCTACAAGCGGTTGGAGAAAGCGAGTGGTAATGACGAGTTGGAATTGGATGATGCGGTTGCCGATTATCTGGAGGACTTCCAAGAGGATGACAACAACATCAGGAACGACAATTCAAAATTCGTAAAGGAGTGGGAAAAGAATCACCCCGCAAAGGATGATAAGGGAGATAAGGATGATGGCAAGGATAACAAAGGAGACGAAAGCAAACTGGATAAGTTGCTCAAAGAACTCCAAGACTTGAAATCAGAACGTGAGGAAGAGAAAAGAGCCAAAACTATCTCCGAAAAACGCAATCAACTCAAATCAGCCTTAAAAGGGAAAGAAGTCAAGAACGAGGATTGGATTAACGACCAGCTCGAATTGATTCACATTGATTCTGAAACAGATGTTGATGCTCTCACAGAAAGACTGGTCAAGAGCTACAATAAGTTTAATGCTAACACTCCACCCGACATCACTCCAGGCGGCACGGGAGGCGGTAAGGAAAAGACCGATGACTTTGCCGATGTGGTTGCTGTCGTAAAGAAGCAGTCGCACAGAGAAGAAAAATAATAATCATTTAAACCAAAAAGAAAATGTCAGATTTCTATCAGCAAATCCTATTGAACAGTGGCTACCTTCCCGGTAGAGCATTGGTTCAGGCTCGCGGAAGCATTGGTGGCCATCGCTATGTCTTCGTGAAGTTACAGATGAGCGGGAAGGACGCACTTGTATTTCCTACCAGTGGTGGAATTGTTAAAAACCCATTCAAAGGTAATGCAAGAGCTTTTGCCGGAACGCTCGCTGAATATATTCCCAGTAATGGTTCTAATGGAAGCGAAATACGTATCCTAAAATCGTATGCGGTTGCAAAAGCTACAACTGAATCTACAGACACAGATATTTACCTGAAAAGAGACGGATATTCTCTTATCCCATTCGTAGGAGATATCCTTATGGTAGCACCTTCTACATTGACAGGAAAAGGCACAGCGGTAACAGTTACAGCCGTTGAAAAAGCAACTGACGGAACGGTTGGCGATGTTTGGAAAGTTACATTGAGCGCAACCCTCGGATCATTAACAACTTCATCTGTTCTTGTTGAAGCGAAAGAAGCAGGCTCTGGTAAAGAAGCTATGGTCACTAATCCTAACTCATACCTTCCCTGCGACTTTGATTTTGTTTTTGACCCGGCTACATCCGAAGATGATTTCGATGGTGCAAGATACCTTATCACTCCTGCATTGGCATTAGGAGATGTATTCCTCTACGAAGACCGTATGCAACCTCTTTCGGCTGCATTAAAAGCTTTGAACAAGAGCAAGGTTAAGGGTTGGTTTAACATTTAAAATTGACGAGACTATGCCTAAATTTGATTTTAATAACAGCAGATATGCAAGATTCTTTTCTGACAAGACCAATCAACGTTTCTTGCAATCCTTTGTCAATACAGAAGGTCTGCTATACACTAATTATGGTTGGTACAAGACCCAAGGTGTAAAAGCTGGTGCTCCCACACCTACCGCCCCTAATGGCATTGCTACTTTTTCTGTGAAAGGACGTGACTTGAAAGCCGCTCCTTTGATGGATTTGCGTGCACCTCTTGGTGACAGTAATCAAATGGATAAGGAAGGCCTGTACTGGTACACCGCATCCATTCCTGATTTTATCGCTCCCGGTTTCGTTGAAACAGCTATGGAACGTGAAGCAAAAGAACAACAGTTTGAGTTGTTTGGAAACGATGCCGATTTGGTAGCCGCTTGGGTACATACATTACAGTCACAGCTTGATAGTGCGGACGCAACCATGAACTTCATGACTGCACAGTTAATGTCTAAAGGTAATATTGACTACCGCAATATCGCACGTGGTATTCAAATTCCGTTGCACAAGGCTGACATTCCGAGTGAAAATTTCACCAAAGCAGGAACCAAGGTGTGGACTGACGCTGAATGCAAGATTCTGAGCCAAATGGCAGAAAAGGAGAAAAAATTTCGTGAAAAATGGGGATATGAAGGTGCAATGGTATGGCAGGTTACGCGCAAGATGTTTTACGAAGTAATGCTGCAAAATGCCGAAGTTAAGGAATTGATTGAAAGTTTCAAGAAAAATCCTTTAGCTTACATCGCAACAACCGCTACTGCGCCTACTACACGTGAATTGTTCTTAGCAGCTTTCCGTGATTATCCCGGTGTATCTCCAATTGAAATTGTAGAAGAGCGTGAGCGTAATCTTACCAATACCGGAGACACATTCGTGCAAGGTTGGGATGATAAGATTGCAGTTCTCCGTCCTGCCGGATATGCTTGTGAGTTTGAATACACCAATAACTTAGACAAACAGATGTTTGACAAATATGGTTCAAGCGTAATAACCAAGATTTTTGCTCAAGCTAATGATGGTCTCTGCACGATTGTGAATACAACGACAAACAACGGGCTGTATAAGGAATGGCATACGGATGTGATGATGTCGGCTTGTCCTGCACTGAAAACATTCCGCAATCACGTCATTGTAGACACAAGTCAGGCAGACGATTAATGTACAACACATTGCAGCAGTAGCAGTTATGGAAAAATCATTTGACCCGATAGCATACCTCAATGGGCTTACGAGATTTGTCTTTGAAGATGATGCGCTTGAAAATATCGCATACGAAAACGGTTTGATGTTTATTTCAGACCGTTCCGAAATAGACGAATACACTAAAGACCATTGCCTTATCGCACTATATGAGCTTGTCATTAACGGTCCGTGGTCTGTGGCTTCATCATCACTCCAGCATGGCAGTTATAGACAGGACGTAGGCAGTGAAACGGTAACGGCTCCCATAATCCAAAACTTGAAAGACCGTCTGAAAGCACTGTACAAAAAGTATGGTGAAGAAGAAGCGTTGGGAAGCATGGATTCGGGTAGTATGAGTTGGGTCAATGAAAATTCATTAGATGTATAGCTTATGCGTCTCAAAAGAAAAGCAATAGCAGAATACCCGTTTCATGGCACATTCTACACCGTGATAACGAATAAGCCGGAGGACGGAGACCTTCTCGGTAACGGAGGATTGCTTGACGGTGATTTGCTAGGCGGTGAAGATACGGATGATTCTCTCAATGCGGGAACTTTGGAAGAAACCATCCTTCTTGAAACCGAATGCGATATACAGCAAGCTTCCAAGATGTTCAATGGCGGCACTATCATGGCAGACTATGACGTGTTTTTCCCATTAAAAAAAGGTAGCGTTTCACCTGTAAAAATTGGCGACATGTTTCGATGTCCGAAGGAAAGTTACGGAATAGGCATTAACGGTCGTGTCACCGGAATGGAAATTAGCCAGCTTGGCGGCGTGAAAGTTAACATCAAAATGAGTGAAGTAGGTTAAGTTATGGCAAAGACCAAGCAAAGTGCAATCACCCGTATCGTTGATTTACTCGCAAACGAGGGACAGAAGATAGTGGATAAGGAACTGTCTAAAGTTTCCTATACCTACCGAAGCCTCAATTTGAGAGATAGTTACGGTTGGGGAGTATATGTTGACGGAAAGCTTGTCAGAAAGGGATATACCGCCAGCTCTCCCGGAATAAAGAAAAAATGGTACGGTGAGGAAATCACCGGTTACGAAGCGGTGGCTGAATATTTGGAACACAAATACCAACCACATCCGGGAATCGACTTGGCAGTTGTAGCCGCCATGCCTTACGGAGAAATACTACAAAATGCAGAAGGTAACGTGAAGAAGAAATATGAAGTGATAGCAGTGGCACGCAATGAAGTTAAGGCATTATCACGGAAATTCAAAAACGCAAAGTTCGGCATTATCAGTCATGGTAAACAGGATAATATATGAATGATTTGTATAAAACCGGCAGTATGATAGAGAATTTTCTATCCATGCTACTTACAAAAGCGAAAATTTCATCAATAATCTCTTTTGATGAAACACCGCTGACGATAAGCAGCGACAGCATGGACATGGTCGTTGTGGATGTACTTAGCGTGAATGATTACGGGGGAGAAGCGAGATGTTCAGCGAACTTGTTCCTTTATGCAAAGTCCACGGACAGCTTGGGGTCAAAGCCGGTAAAAAAACTGTTCGACATGGAAAAAGCTCTGTTCTCCGCCATTGACCAATCCAACGACAAGCATTTCGTCATAACAAGCCGTGAACTGATAGGAAAAGAAAGTAAAAATTCCGGAAACTTCTATTGCAATGTGTACAATATCGGGATAACAATAAGGTAAACAGATTATTAACAGGATAACACTTTTAAATTATGGCAGTAAACAATACTGGCGCAACAGCCAAAAAATTCATCAAGCCTTCTTATATCGTGGCAACTCTGTTCACTGGTAATGAAGAAGACGACGTGCCAAAGGGTGACTCTTACATTCTTGAAGATGTAGTTGAAGACACCACTTCAATCGCTCAAGACGATAATGATGTAAACGACATCGAGTGTGAAACTTCCGACAGTCCTATTCTCTCCATCGTGAAACTCGGTAAATACCAATTTACAGCTGAAGTCGCAGATACACAAAAAGATCTGCTAATCGCTCTCATGGGATTTACGGCTGGGACTACTGTCTCTACCAAATACTTTGCTCCTGCTCAATACAAGAAATTGTATGCAAAGATTGACGTAGTGTTTGAGGAAGGGGAAACGATGACAGCATTTGTGGTTCCAAAATTACAACTTAATTCCAAGCTAATGCTTGAATCATTAAACTCCAATATTGGACGTATCAGTCTTGCAGGAACAGCGTATGATGCAAATGTCGCCGATGGAGCAAAGACTATCAGAACTCCGTTTTATGTGGATTCCGCTTATACCCTACCATCGGCAGGATAACCCATAATAGATAAGAAGATTGTTTTACAGGGCGGTAGGCTGGATATGCCGCCGCCCTTCATGCTTATAATCATGGCAGTATATAGAGCAAAGAAAAAAGATACACAACCAAAGAAAGACGCTGTAACAGCTCATACTCCTGTATCCAATGAATCAATGGAGCGTTTGGCAAGGATAATGAACGACAGCCCAAGTATTATGAAACTCCACGGTACGGAGTGGTGTATCAAAGGATTAAAGCCCGGTGTTCAATGGCTCATAGCCGAACAAGCGTGCCGGATCGTCAAAGGAGAGAAACTGAGCATGGGAGATGTTATCAAGGAGTTTGCAGTAAATCTACCAGCAGTGGCACATGTAATAACGCTTGCACTTCTCAATGACAAGGACAGGATATTCTCTGATTATGAGAAAAAAGAACTATCAGATGACTATCACAAGGTCTTTGACCTTTTGATGTGGAGAGATTACGACATAAAGGACTGGGCATTATTGCTCGGTGAAATCCTTAACCTCATAAGCACGGATTTTTTTTTCGAGAGTATCAATGTGATTCAGACCGTGAGGGAAATGACACTGGCGAGGAAGATGAAGAAAACGGAACAAAGCTGATAATATCCCGTACCGAATGGGGGCAGATGATTGATTTTCTGCGCTCCAACACTTGGTGCTCTCGTGAAGAATATTTATGGGGAATGACGGTTGGGCAGGTGCGGTTAAGCTCGTTTGATTTTTCCCATGTAGAATACGGAAACAAGGACAAGAAAAAGAAGAAGGTCAGCAAGATAGGTTCGGTTGACGATTTGAAGAATTTGAATGATTTGGGTATGCCCATAATTAATAAAAAAGGATAACGATATGTCAGATAATGAAGCAGGAGCATTCTTCAACATAACACCCGATGTATTAAAGAAGTTGGATAGTTTCGATGAGAAGCTGGAGAAGATAAAGGAGCACGCACATACGGCTGCGGATGCGTTGAAAAACGGGTTTGGCAGTGTTGTAATAGATACAACTAAATTGGAAAATGTGATTACTTCGTTAGCCAAAAAGATAGATGCTATAAAAGGTAATCCATTTGAAGGAGCAGGGAAAGGTGCGGAAGAGACTACAAGAAAGACTACTTCTCTGAACGAAAGCCTTTCACGTGCGGCAGATTTGCTAAACAGAATAGGAAACAATAAAATTGGAGAAGGTTCATTTGCTAACTTTAATATATCCGGATTGAAGCAGGGATATTTGGATTTGAAAAAATACGTTGAGAACATGGACTTGTCAAAGCCGCAACAAAAGGCTGCGGTAGAAGCCATGCGCTACATGAAGATGGAGCTTGACGAGCAACGAAAGACGGACGAGCAACGTGCCCAATCTAAAGAAAAAGAGACGAAAAGAAGAATAGCTGCTGACAGACGTGCTTATAAGGCTTCGGCAGATTTGGCAAAAGCACAAAACTACAAACAGAATACAACCGCACAGGGTGCGCTTGACTTTTCTAAAACAGCAAATACACTTCAACGGCAAATCACGGCAATAGAGTACCTAAAAAAAGCTCGTTTATCTTTGAATACTACCGATGCCAACTATAAAAGCACACTTGAACAGATAAACCAAGCCATCGCCAAACACAACCAAGCGTTGACAGAAGCAGGAGTTAAATCACAACAGCTTGCTACACGTCATCGCAACCTAATGGATACAGCCGGGCAATTAAGCCGTCAGCTTGCCTTGGTGTTCTCCGTGTCACAGATTGAAGGTTATATCAGCAAGTTGGCAAATGTACGTGGAGAATTTGAATTACAGCAACGTTCCTTGGAAGCTATTTTACAGAATAAGGCGCAAGCGGACCAGATATTCAACAAGACCGTCCAACTTGCTGTAAAATCACCATTCCAGATTAAGGAACTGGTTACATTCACAAAACAACTTGCAGCATACCGTATTGAGAGCGACAAGTTATATGACACGACAAAACGACTTGCCGATGTGTCCGCAGGTTTAGGTGTTGATATGGGCAGACTTATTCTTGCTTATGGGCAGGTCAAAGCGGCAGCGTATTTGCGTGGTACGGAAGTTCGTCAGTTTACGGAAGCTGGTATCAATATGTATGGGGAACTTCAAAAGTTGTTCAAAACAAGAGACCAAGCAGATTATACCACGGCACAGATTGTAGATATGATTTCCAAACGTAAGGTTACATTTGAGGATGTTGAACAGGTGTTTGAAAACTTGACTTCCAAAGAGGGTATTTTCTACAATATGCAAGAAATCCAAGCCGAAACTTTACAAGGTAAAATTTCCAACTTGAAGGACAGTATCGATGTAATGCTTAACTCAATCGGTAAGGCTAACGAAGATACATTGAAAGGTTCTATTGATACCGTAAAAGTATTGATTGACAATTGGGAAACGGTTGTTAATGTTGCTAAGGCACTTGCACCGATATTTGCGTCTATGGCTATCACTTCGTGGGCTAAAAGAGTAACTGGGGCTTCATCTGCTATGGGGATATTTGCAAAATCAATTGTTAATACAGGGAATGCGGTAAAAGCATTTGGAGCAACTTTTGCAGCATCATGGCCACTCATGGCGATTACAGCAGCAATAGGGGTTGTCACTGAACTTATATCCACCGTAAGGGAATACAACAAGGCTATTGCAGAAAGCACAAACAAATATTTCGAGGCTAAAATACGCATATCGACCATAACAGACGAATCAGAATCAGATATAAAAAAGTCTCTTGACAAGCTCGTTCAAGAAATGAACAACGAAGGCTTTGACATTAAAGTTGGAGTTAATCTTTCAGAAGAAGAGGCTAAAGAAACATTCAAAAATTATCTTTTGGAATATGAGGCTTTCCTTAATGAGCAGCGAATAATGGAAGCCAAATACGCAAAAAATAAATCCAAATGGATTGTAGATGATATAGATGAAGATAGCGAACAATACGCATCTTCTATTGGCGAGTTTATACTTCAAGGTGAAGAGTTGAAAGCAATAATGATGCAACTTGCTACCGAAGAGAATAATCTTTCAGCTGAACACAGGAAAGCACTTGAAGAACTATCAAAAGGACCCAAAAAGGGAGAGGATTTGCTTACTTATACTAAAAGGATGAAAGATGAAGTTGCAGGAATGTGGCCTTATCTAAATAACGCATTCAATAGTATGAGGCTTGGTAATGGCATGTACACCCAAGAAGCCATGAAAGCACGAAACAGCCTTACAGAACTTTTCGCATTGTCTAAGAAATACATAGAGAATGAGAAAAAAATGATTGCTGAATTAGAGGATGTTTATGGTTCTGTTGATAAATACAAGACTAAAGCCGAAAAGCAAAGGCTTAAAATCCGAATAGACAGATCGGAATTAGATACTGTCACGAAAGAATTGGCTTACACGCATTATAAAATCAATATAAAAGCCGACGAAGTAGAAGCAAAAAAGGAAGCACTCACATTAAGAGACCAAATTCAAACAGAATTTAACAAAAATAAAATTACAATAAAGGTTGATTATGTGACAAGCGAACAAGGACTTATAGATTATTGGATGGATGGTCAGGAACAAATGCAGAAGACTGCTGATGTACTGAAAAAACAACTTGAATACGTTAGGGCACATCCTGACCAGTATTATTTAGGTGGAGAACTTCAAAAAAAAGGGTTTGACCTAACTGGAATTAAAACAAAACGTGGAACGCCTGCCGATGAAAACACTTACATTGATTCTGCAAGGGTTGAAAAAGAAATACAGAAAAGGCTTGAGGCACTTGCTAAAATAGATATAACTCCTAATGCAAAAGACACAAAAGCCGAGCGTGACATTTGGGCAGAGCGTATCTCCGTCCTCAAAGAAATGCAGTCACGGTATGAGAAGCTGAACCAGCTTATGGGAGAGAATGCCGCTATCGAGCAAACTCTTTCCGCTTTCAAGCCAGCTTTGGAATTTACAGGTATGGATAAAATGAACATTATCCCTACCAAAGAAGGAATGATTAAGGCTTATGAAGAACTTCTTAAAGATGTTACAGACAGCAAGAAAATCACTGAACTTAAAAAGATTATTGCAGAACTGAAAATAGAGATTCAAGAAGAAGATTTAAAGAATCAGCTTGACAAGACCAAGAAGAACATTGAAGATATGTTCAACGGATTGGATTTGCACAAGAAACTGAAAGATGCAGGACTTTCCGAAGCGGAGGTTCAACAGTTGTTCCCCGGACTTGCCAAGACATTGGACGATGTGCAGAAAGGGATTGAGATTGAGTTTCAAACGAAGTATTCTGACACATACAAAGACCCAAATACTCAACAATACAAAGATTATCAAGATGCAATAAAGAAGATTGAGCAGCAGCGTATAAAGGACAGTCAAGACCTTGTTATCGAACTGACTAAGAATTACAAATCACAACTCACAGATCGGTTGCAACTTGACAGATGGTATTATGAGGAAAGAGCTAAAATACAAAGAGCTAAACTAACCGATGAACAAAAAACGCTGTATGAATCCAACCTTACAAGTCAGTACAACAAGAAGTCTGACGAGAATACATGGAAACAATTCCAAAATTCGGATATGTATATCTCAATGTTCGAGAACATTGAAGGTGCATCCACACGTATGCTCACAGCAATGCGTGACAAACTTATGAGTTTGCGTGAGAATCTGAAGGATCTTCCGGCTGACCAACTGAAAGCAATCATCAACCAACAAGAGAAAATTGATGAAATGATTGCTAAAAAAAATCCTTTCATCGGTCTTACTTCGGGAGTGAAAGAGTATATTCAGTTCCTAAAAGAGAGAAAGGAACTTGAAGAGGAAAACATAAGAGCCAACAATGCGGTTGACTATTATACAAGCCAGAGCAACGAACAATCGAAAATTGTCGAACAGAAACGGCAAGAATATAATGCGGCAGTAGCAACGTCTGGCATTCTTTCTAAAGAAGCCAGACAATTGTCAGTCCAGCTCGAAACAGAAAAATCCAAACTTGATATAATACTAAAGCAACTTACCGCTGAAAAGAAAATATCAAAAGAAACCGCCGAACAAATCAGGAATGGGCAAAATCTAGGCGACACTCTGAAAAATAAAATCGGAGAATCAGGAAGGATCTTTTCAGAATTTTCATCCGCATTGCCACAAATTGCCAGTGACCTTGAAAATGTTTTCGGCACAATGTCTGATGGTACAAAAGACACTATTAACCGCACGGCAGAAGCGGCAGGAGGTATAGCACAAATAGCAACAGGAATAGCACAAGGTCCGGTTGGATATCTTCAAGCGGCAATGGGCTTGGCAAAAACAGTAAGTGCCTTGTTCGGATCGGATGATGCAAGACTGCAAAGGCAAATAGAAGAGCATGAAAAGAAGATAAAGAAGCTGGAACGTGAATACGACAAGCTAAAAGAGGGTATAGACAATGTATGGGATATAACAAAGCTACAAGAATATGGGAATGACCTTGATGAGAACATAAACAAACAGATAGTATCTCTCAATGCCATGATAGCCGCCGAAAGAGACAAGAAAGATACTGACTGGGATAAAATAAACGAATGGCAGGAACAGATTGAAGATCTTAGGGATACTTTGGCTGACAGTGCTAATGACATGATAGCAGAACTTGGCGGTGTAGGCTCCGATGAAAATTTCAAAACATTGGCTGAGAATTTTGCATCGGCATGGTTGGAAGCATTTCAAGAAACAGGGGATGGCTTGTCTGGACTTCAAGACAGTTTTGATGATTTCATGGAAAATTATGTGAAACAACAGATACTTCTAAGATTATCTGACAAGTTCTTCGGAAAAATGTTTGAAGAATTTGATGAGATTATTGCAACAAAAACACCTATGGAGCAAGAGGATCAAGAAAGGTATTTTGAACTTCAAGCCCAAATAACCAAGCTAAGAAACACAGCCAATAATTCGGTTATAAAAAGTGTCGCAAAAAAGGCTAATGCTGCTGCTGATGAGATAGAAAATAGTGAGGAATACAAAAAGCTTCAAGAGGCATGGACGGATTTTTTAAAGCCGAATGATATTAATACCGAAGCCATCAAAGACTGGTCAGACAGGATGCAGGGAGTGTTTGGTGAATATAACGAGGCGGCAGAAGAAATTTTTAACCAAATAGGATGGGAACCCGGAGGTAAAGCAAATTTATCCGCTCTCCAACAAGGAATACAAGGTATAACAGAGACTACTGCCGAGGCGCTTGAGGCATTACTAAACTCTATCAGGTTCTTTGTAAGCCAGCAAACTACTGACATAACAGCTATCAGAAATCTGTTAGACGCTCGATATAGTTTGGAATCACAAGCTGAAACAAACCCCATGCTAATTGAATTGAAAGCGCAGACGGGATATTTGGAGATTATTTCAGATAGAATAGACCGTGTATTCGCGCCAAATTCAAATTCAAGGGGAGCAGGACTAAGAGTATTCATAAGTGACTAATTAATTAATACATTTAAATAATCATTCTGATGGTAAGAGATAGTATAACAACCCAAGCCATACCGGGTGGCTTCTCCGTAATAGTAAGCGGTTTTATAGCAGAATCATTGGAGCACATGATACCTTGGATTATTGTATCATTTGCAGTAGTGATATGTGATTTGGCTTTTGGAATAAGGAAAAGCCTTTTGATGGGCGAAAAGGTCCGTTTCTCTAGTGCGATACGCCGCACAATGGGTAAACTTGTAACCTACTTCGCCTTTGTTTGTATGGTTGTCATGATAAACATTGCATCCGGCAGCAAATGGGATATAGACATATACTCCTGTTTGTTGGTTTGCTTCATTGAATTTTGCTCTATCATATCAAATATATTGAAGCCCAAAGGATACAGCTTTAATATGCTTAAGGCGTTAGGCCTGTTTGGTAAGAAAGTGCTTGATGTAGAAAAAGAGGATATAAATGAAATAATAACAGAAAAAGAAAAGGAGGGAAAGAAAAATGGCTGATGTGAAAAAACTTGCACCGTTTATTGAAGAATGGAGATATATAGACGGATATGAAGGAACGTACATGGTTAGTAACCGTGGCAATGTTCGCTCTGTGGATAGATATTACATTCGTAGTAATGGAAGAAAATTATACAGAAAAGGGTGTGACTTATCTCCTGGTATAGATAAAGATGGATACAAGTATGTTAGCTTATGCAAAAATGGGAAAAGCCGTTCGTACAGAGTTTCTAATTTGGTAGCAATTGCTTTTATTGGTAAAAATGATAAATTAGAAGTAGACCACATCAATGCAATTAGAAGTGATGATAGGATAGAAAATCTGAGGTATGTTACCCATAAAGAAAATTGCCACAACCCTCATTTTATAGAAAAGCAAAAAATGAGGAATCTACGAATAAATAGCAATAAGAATAAAACAATTCTTCAATTAAACAAATCATGCGAAGTTATTAAAGAATGGATTTCCTTGAACGAAGCCTGCAGACAATTGGGGATGGACCCATCCACTGTATCAAAAGTATGTAGAAATTACAAGAAAACAGCTTATGGATTTAAATGGAGGTATGTGTAATATGGCAAATATTGAACACTTCATACCGTTTCTCATAAAATGGGAAACCGGTATAACGAAAAAAAACGGAGAATTAAATGAAGCCTTGTATAAAAGGGCTAAAGAATCTGGATGGGCTGATGATCCCGATGATTTAGGAGGACAAACTATGGTAGGTGTGACAATGGCTACCTATGAGGAATATTGTCGTAGAAAAGGTTATCCAAAACCTACGACCGGAAGGTTGATGGATTTGTCATATAACGATTGGAAAAGTATCTTGAAGATGTTGTATTGGGATAGATGGAATGCGGATGAAATAAGAAGCCAAAGTATAGCAGAGATAGTATGCGATTTTGTATGGGCTTCTGGGGCACATGGTATTAAAGTACCGCAGGATTTGGTTGGTGTGATTCCTGATGGCATTGTCGGACCTAAGACACTCGCCGCAGTAAATTCCCGTAATCCCCGTGAATTGTTTGACCAGATCAAGATTGCACGGTTTGATTTCATCGAGGATATATGCCGGAAACGCCCAGCAAACAACAAGTTCAAACGTGGTTGGATGAACCGTATCAACGATATAAAATTTGAGGGATGAAACAAAGGATCTATATATGGATTGCGGTAGCGATAGCATTGCTATTGGTGCTTATTTAAATACAATATACAATAATATGAAATGGCTTCCTTATATATTAATAATTGTACTCGCTTTCGGTTTAGGATGGTTTGTAAAGCCATCCCCCGAAGCAGTTATAGAGGCAAGAGTAGATACGGTATTCAGTACAAGTATCATTGTAAAGAGAGATACTGTAAAGTATTATCTTCCTTCCCCAATACTATGTTGGCATGATGGTGATACAATCCATGTAGGAGACACTATTCTTCCTGTTGAGCAGAAGATATACAGAGATAGTGATTACATCGCTTATGTGAGTGGTTACAGACCTAACCTAGATAGTATCTATGTTTGCTCTAAAACACAGACAGTAACAAATGATATCTATCACACGGTGAAGATAAAACCTAGAAGATGGGGTCTGGGAATAACAGCCGGTTATGGATTTGGTAAGGATGGCTTTTCTCCTGCGGTTATCGCAGGAATAAGTTATAGAATATGGTAATCAACAGAAAGGAGGTAAAAAGATGAAATAGCAACATCAAGTATTATCCGCCACAGGTAGAAGTGTGGCATATAATAGAAAAGCTCATTTAATAAAAGTAATTCTTTCAGGGGCTTAGAATCAAAAAAAAAGCCCCCAACGCTCATATTAATATTGCCACATAAAAACATGATAAAAGCATAAGACACTGCACGTTGGAGGCTAAAATATCTTCAACAAAATGTCTTATGCTTTGTTCGTCAATATCTTGTTTTATGTGGCATGGCAAAGATAAGAATAAAAATTAGAAAAAAACATGTGCAAGTCAGAAATCTTTGCCAAAATAATTAATATTGTTTCAAAAGAAACAGAAGTGTCTGTAGACCAAATATTATCATCTGATAAGAATATGGAAACTGTAGATGCCCGGTATCTTCTTGTATTTTTTCTTTTCGAAAGCGGTATGTACCCTTCACAAATAGCCGCTCATATCCACAAAACCAAACGTGCAGTTAACTACATGATATCTAATTTCCATGAGAGGATGGAGAGTGGGGAAATGATGAGAATATATTGGGACGATATAAAGAATTTGTTGGGAAACAACTGATTTTCCATGAGTTATGATCTATATACTTTTGTGCACGGTCGATTTTGACCGGATACAAAATACAAATACTTATGGAACGAACTTATGTTTTTAACCAAGACGGTGGAACCGGCGCAAACAATGGCCTGCTTGCGTCCATTCTTCCGTCCTTGCAGAACCGTGGAATTGACACTGGCTATCTGATGGGGCTGATGGGAGGAAACGGAAACGGCGGTTTCTTCGGAAACAATGGCGGTTTTCAGGACATCATCGCATTGATTGTGATTGCAGCCATCTTCGGTAACGGGAACTTCGGATTTGGCGGCAACAACAACCAAGGCAATTCAGCCGAACGTGAAATGATTATGTCAGCTATCCAGCGTAATGGAATTGATCTTAACCAATTGGCAAGTTCCATCAACTGTTCTGTCGGACAAATTGAATCTGCCATCAATGCTGTTTCTACCCAGCTCTGCAACATTGGCAGTCAGATTGGCATGAGCAGCCAACAAATCATCAACAGCATCCAAGCTGGCAATTCCGCTCTTGCAACCCAGTTGGCAGACTGCTGCTGCAAGACGCAGAACGCCATCACTACGATGGGTTATGAAAACCAGTTGGCAATGTGCAACCAGACTAACACCTTAGTCAACACTGCTAACCAGAACACACTGTCATTGCGTGATGGTGCGACAGCCAACACAAATGCTATCCTTGCCAAACTTGATGCAATCCAAAATCAGGCATTACAGGACAAGATCGCATCTCTTACTGCGGAAAAGGCTACTTTAACAGCCGAAATCTCTCAACGTAACCAGAACGCCACTATCCTGAACGCAGTAGGACAACAGATTGCTCCTTTGGCAGCCGGATTGCAGGCATTGCAAAGCGATGTTGATGGTATAAAATGTAAATTACCTAACACTGTCCCGGTACAATACCCTAATATTGTAGGTGTGAACGTGGATACATATCGTGCCGCAGCATACGGTGCTTATGCAGGTGATGCTGTATATGGCCGTGGTGGTTACGGATGCGGTTGCAATAACTACTGGGGTTAATCCGGTGAGAAAGGAGGTAGATATGTGGCCTAACTTTTTTACAGGATTTCCGTTCCCGTTTCCATCAATCGGAAGAGCAAACTTCAATACTCTTCCTACGGTAGCTGTGACAGTCGGTACGGAGAATGTTACTCTTGAACTCCCTAACCATGCGTTCCGTAACAGGGATTATGTCGGAGGGTTCTATGTCAATCTTCGTCAGGCGATTCCTGCCGGTACGACTGCAACACTCCCGATACTGATAGGGACTAACGGGGACACAAGACCGTTGATGGCTTATAACAATGAGCCTGTGACTGTTGCAAACTTGGCTGGAACCGGTATCTACGAAATCCACTATAACAAGTACACCAACGAACTGTATCTTGTTAATGGAGGATACAGACCGACAACGGCTCCGGCTCCTACAGCAGAAACAGCTTCTTTACGGAGCAAGTAATAATTAACATGGAGTTTCGTGGTGGTTTCCAAAATGGAAATAGCCACACTCCTTTAAAATCAAACCAATATGTTTCAATCACTTCGTACCAATAACCAGTTGTATATACTTCATAAGGATGCTAACCCGTTTATCGAATACGGCCCGGTAGTCAGCGTTTCCGCTCCTAAGCCGAAATATCCTATGGCATCCCCTATGGGACAGTTGCCCCAAATGGAAATGGTTGTGGATGTTGTTGTCTGCATCAATGGGCAGAATACGACTTTCCAAAATCTCCCTGCCGGCATGGATATAGCCGACTTCGGACAGAACGGCAATATCGTAGTATCATGCTCGCGTGATGCGATGAATAACGAGGTCGCTTCTATGAAACAGAAAAGCATAGACATCATCAACAGCATGGACTTTCATAATTCCGTCATTGCAGGGTGTGACAAGATGCTTACGCTCTTGAACCCTGAATTTGCCGAGAAACAACGTCAGGAGCAGGAAATATCCTCTCTGAAAGGGCAAATGGCGGAAATGAGCAGAAATATGGCTGATCTCATTGCACAGAATCAGAAGTTAATGGAACAGCTCGGAGTGGTTGAAACATCCAAAACAAAGAAATGATTATGGGAATGTGGGAAATATTAGAAGAAGGGCGTGACGATTACGGACGCGGCTTCGGTATGAGAGGTGACGAGGTGGAAGAAGCCTACAAGGAAGGCTGCCGCCACGGTTACGAAAAGGCCATGAGAGAGATTCATGGAGACATGGGCTTCCGTGATGGCGGAAGAAATTATTCAGGATCAGGTATGGGAGAACGAAGATATCCCGGCTATTTTCCGGAATATCCCCGCATGGATGAAATGGGCGAACGCAGACGCAGACGCGCCAACGGTGAGTTTTATTAATGGTGGAGGGGTGGAATGCCCCTCTTTTTAAACAAAGGTTATGGAACAGAGATTGGATACATACAGCAGATTCCCATCTGGCATGAGGGAATATCTGGAAGCATACGGCTTTCATTTCAGCAAGAAACTTTATGAATGGGCCGTCTCAAAAATGAAAGTGAAGGACGAAACCACGGGTAAAGAAAAAAAGTTGGAGCCGTGGAGCAAAGACGAAGTGGACGATATGCTGAAAGCGAACGGAATTACCATCGAGCATGACAAAGGATATGATGTTGCCTATGTCGCAAACATGCTGAAAGCGGATTTCTATAAAAAATCATTGGTTGACGAGGCACACTTGTGCAAGCATATAAAGTGCTACCTTGATGATATTGATGGCGATCCTTGCAGGGCGTTTGACGAGTTCTTTGCCACCTGTATAGGTAAAGGGATTCCTGTAATCTGGTCGGATGTGATATGATTGTTCAGGAGTTCTACATACCAAAATATGGGGACTGGCACGTCAAAGTGTATTATGCGGTACACACCTATTGGGCGGATCGGATCATTATGGACCTGTACCGTATAGGATGCAGGGGGGATTCCCTCAAGCGTGCGTATCGCAATCTGACCGAAGGCAGAATGAATACCGGTCTAACCTATTCGGACTACAGGAGAAGAGAGACGGTAATGGTTATCTCTTTGACTTCTACCCCCGAAGAGTTTCAAAATTCGTGGGACCACGAAAAAGGTCATTTGTGCCGGCATATCTCCAAGGCTTTCGGGATTGATCCTTATGGAGAAGAAGCGCAATATCTCAGTGGATATGTCGGTCAAAAGATGTTCCCTGTAGCCAAAAAGTTCTTATGTGAACATTGCAGAAAGGGAATGGAAAAATAATAATCGAACAGAAGCGTTCTTTGACTTGTTGGAAGCACTGTTTACATATTTTATATATTATTGTTAATTTATGTATTCGTAGATATTTTCGGATATTTCCTTTGTTTTTTATACGAAAAGGTATATTTTTGTAGCTAAAAAAAGACATCATGATAATAACTCTAAATAAGACGAAAGAAGATTCTGTCGTAAATGCAATATCTCTTAGGAAAGAATTGGCGACATTTATGGAAGATACAGGTATGACCAAAAATAAAGTTGCCCAACTTTTGGGACTTCCAAACTATAAGCATGTAACATCCATACTTGAAGGTGAAGAAGAAATAACTTTAAAATGTGCTATTGCCATAGCGCATCTTGTAGGAATATCAGAGCAACAATTATTAGATTCCGCCTATAAGGAATTTAAAGAAGAAAGCAATTTGAATTTGGACATGTTAAAATACGCTTCTTTCCTTTATTCAAATTTTGATTATAAAGCTCTCAAGGCTTTGAAATTATTTGGCAAGAATGATACCGATGAACAGATGTGTAACCGTTTGATTGAGTATTTTGGCTATCATTCTATTTTTGAATACAATGTGCCTATATCTCCTAAGCATGCGTTATTCAGTAAAAGGAAAATTTCAGCTAAAGAAAAAAGAGAACAGCAAATGATGAATTTTTGGCTAACTACTGCTCAACGCTCTTTTGTAGAAATGAATAATCCTAACGAATTTGACAGAGAATTATTAAAAGATTTTGTACAGAAACGAATCAGGCAATACACGATTGATACCGATTCAGGATTTTCCATTGCTATATATGTACTTTTTCAATTAGGAATAAGTGTTCTTGTTCAAGATTACATAGTCGGAACAAGCGCTTATGGCGTTTCGTTAATAGTAAACGGAAAGCCATGTATTGTACTAACCGCATTAGGAGGACATTATTATAAATTATGGATAACTCTATTACATGAATTATATCATATACTAAATGACTGGGATTATCTACAACGAGTTGGATGTATGGTTTCAGACGAATCCCAAGGAGGGTTGTTTGTATCTGAAAGTGAAGCGGATAGATTTGCGTATAATTGCTTTATACCACAATCCGTACATGGAAAACTTGGACTAATAATAGATTCTAAAACTAAAGTGAATGAAATGGCTCAAAAACTTGGCATACACCCTACTATAGTATATGGTATCTATCTCGAACAAGAAACTGATAATGTTAAAAAGAGAAAAGGATTTGAGAAACATGTATATCTAAAGAATATACTGCAAATAAAGGATACAAAGTGTATCAAAAACATCACATATAATCCTATAGAAGAAGGAAGTATAAAATCTGCCGTAAAGCGTATAAAGGAAGCATTAGGAATTATGGTTGCTTAATAATAAATATTTAATATATAATGGAATCAAGTAATAGAAAAAGGAAATTAGATGAAATCCTTTCAGCAGCTGAAAGGATTATTAAAGCAAGAGAAGAAGAAGTTCAAGAAGACCTTTTCAAGAATACGACTAGCGACAAGGTATTAAACGAAATCAAGGAAATTATTGATTCTTCGTATTCTGAAAAACATGATCCTGAGAAAGCGTATGACTTGTACTATGGAATAATAAAAAAACTTGTACTAAGAGCAATGCCCAAAAGCGACATAAGAGATTTAGTACAATTATTAACATGCAATCTTCTGACAGGCGTTGAATTATTGAGGAAAGGCGAAAGAAGAGGGCAAGATTCCCGTCAGCAGCCAAATGAAAAGTTTGATGAAGTAGCTGGCATAATATTAGAATGGAGTGAAAGTCCGTATGACTACATGAGATTAGCACAAACTCTTTTGGATGAATGTATAAAAAAAGGTATTTCTCCTAAAAAACGTACTTTGTCTGATTTTATTATTAAAAAATAAAGGTATTTCTACAAGATGTTAGCGGTGTTCCAACAGGTTCACCGCTTTTTTAATGTTTATATATGGAAGAAGATAAGTTGAACATATTGCTTGAACAGGCTGATGATGTGCCTCACTGGTATTTTTGCCGTTTGCTTGCTGTGATGCGATGGAACGTATAGAGAGGTGGATATACAGGCTGATACCTCTTGTCGTGTTGGCAAGGGTGATATCGTTGTGCCTGTAATTCCCGTTTTTTCTACCCCCAAAAAGATTAAAGAAAGACCAAGGATATTTCCCCTAGTTTTATAAAAGTTCGCATTTGAAAACCCCTAAATCTTTAGTTTAGCGGTAGTTCACTCTATAACCAGATAATAAACCTCTCTATCAGCGTCTGAACAAGTGAATGTCGGCTCATCGAAGAAGTTCATGTTTAAATGTGCTTTAATAAATTTGTCCTTCCCGTCAGAATCCAACAGCATCAATGTTTTGCCTACTGTTTCAAGTTGTTTCTCTGACATATACGACTTCCAATAGTCAGCACGTGATTCATATCCTTCACAAGGTTGGTTTGAATAATATTCAAGTTCTGATACTATATCACCGACCTTCATTTCTTGCACTTCGTTTTCGTTTCCTGAATATCCGAAGTAGAACCAATATATTTTCTTCCCTTTCAGTTTCTTGGCTTCTTCAACTGTTAGAACCTTTGCTTCTCCGTTCTCTATTCTATGTATAAATTCGTTCGCTTTCATAACCTTATTTTTTTATTACTGTGTAAAACGGTGCTTCCATCCCTACTTGACAATACGCCGTTCCTTCTTCGTCTACCCAAACAGCCTGTCCGTAGCTACTGTCAGGGTGATTGGTTGTGGCGGTTACTTCTACTTCTTCACCGTTCACATTGTTTTTCAATATCGCTTTCGTCATTAGTGATTTAGTTTATTTATTTTTAAAATCCGTATTCTTTTAAAATATTCATTTCATGTTCTTTCTCATAATAAAAAGTATGTACTTATCCGTGTCATGCACAACTCTTATAAGTTTAATATAAACATTCTTCAACCTCAAACTCTGCTTTCTCTTCCCAATCAAAAAAATCTAAATTCTGTTCATCCTCTTCCGTCAAGTAGTAATATGCGCGGATTATATAGCCATCAATCTCAATAGGGGCTTCAGCCCACTCTTTTAGACCTACATGTTGCGGTTCAAACGCCGGATAAATATATCTGCTTGTAGGTTCTGCGCCAGTAGATATAGCTTTATCAGCTATTTCTTCACCAAATCTCTCTACTATTTCGTTATATGTATATCTTTTCATATATTTGCCCGTCATGCCGATAGCTAAGCGTTATTTGTTTGCAAAATTATCGTTTATAAATCAGTAATTCGTTTCACAAAGTATGTTTTAAAGCATACTTTGGATATATTCAGTGCGTCTATTAATCTTAGTCCGTAGGGCAGTTAGGCGATTCCGGGTAAAGGGCAGCCCGGTCTTTGTCAAAATACCCCTTGCGTTCAATCGTTCAACTACCTTGTCAATGTCTTGCGGAGTATTGCAGCCTTCCAACATGGCGGCTATCATATTGTTCTTTTCATCGTTCATCGCTTCCTTTCTCCTCTTTTCCCCGTTCACCTTACCGCCTTTTGCCTGACCTGATGTAGTACCGCCTAAAGAGGTGCATTTGTTCCCAGCTTTGGAAATGAAATAACCGTTTTCCTCAATTTGTTTTTTCTTTACTTCCAATGCTGATTTAGTTCGTTCCTGTATAAGTTCTTTTTCCAGTTGGGCGGCAAAAGAAAAGGCAAACAATATCATTTCGTCCATTGCCTTTATATTACCGCAATCTAAATCAATACCCATTTGAACAATTACAAGACGTATTTTACGCGGTTTTAGTTCATCATTGATAAGTTTGTTTAAGTCGCTCATAGAACGCCCCAAACGGGAAATTTCGGCTACTATCAGCATATCTCCAGCCTCCAGCAATGGAAGTGCATCAGTACCTAATTTTCTTTTCTTATAGGTTACACCGCCGGATATTCCTTCTTCCGTTATCACAATGTCGGATTTTAAACCGTTTCTTTTCAACCATTCTTGGACGGTTCTGTTTTGTTGCTCCAATGTTTGTTTGTCAGTGGATACACGACCATATTCTACTACTTTCATAAATTACCCCTCCTTAGATTAAATTCGCTATTATATTATTCGTTTCGTTGTTCTTGGCTTCTGTAAGCCCTAATTCGGATATATTTTGAAGCGCAATTTCGCATTGTTGGCTAATGTATGAGATTTCATCGGCATCAATATCACGGCTATCGTATATAAACGCTTTCGCCAGCTTGATGGCAAGACCTTGACACACATCCCCGGCAACTTTTTCGGCTGCTATAATGTTAGAGCAAATAATTTGCTTAATACTTAGTTGTTTGTTCGTTCCCATATTCTTTTGTTTTTAAGTTAGTAATTTGCTCCGCCCGTGGAACTTGCACCACTTGCAAGGCGTTGAACCTTTGGCGGATAATTCGGCTTAAAAACCGTTATTTCCAGTCAGCTCCTTACCTACTCCAACAGCTAACCAGATCAAAAAGCAAATCATGAACATATTATTTCCTCCTTTATTTAATTGTTCGTTTTTAATATCCTTTTTCCACAATCCCGGCAGCCGTATTACTGCCGGGGCATTATAACATGAACGTTGGTCGTACCTCAACGTGTGTCTATACTAACATGTGGCAATATATTCACTTTAATCTCTCTAATTTACGGATGTCCCAACGTAGTAATATCATTCTTCTACGTCTATTATCTCCGCCTTTACTCGCATTATCATAATACTCTTGTAACTCTCTTTTAAGCATTGTAATCGCTCTTGTGTCCATATCATTAAAATTTATCTGATTCATCACTTTTGTTTATAAATTCGCGTAGCTTATCCCTGTCGGTGCCGGAAATGAATATCACAGCACCGAATAACAAAACCAACAAAACCATATTCAGCTAATTAAATGACCGTCTTTAATCGTCCGTTACCATCCGTAAACCCGTTAAGTGTTTCCGCCTCTCTTTCGGCTTCTTCCTTAGTCGGATAGCATTCTATTATACAGTTGTCCAGATTGTCTAATATGCCGTAATATCCAAGTGTTAACGGCTTATCCTTGACGGTGTAACGCTTTCCCTTTACTTTCTTCTCGTAAAATTCTACGTTCTCATCCATCGGGGTGTAATATGATGAAATGCTAAGCGTGCCCGATTCTATTTTGTCGTTAAACTCAATTATACCGGGTAAATCGTTTTTTAAACTACTTTCCACGCTTACACCGTCATAGGTTACACCGAATTTCCGTTCCTTATCTGTGTACACGTTGAAAATATCGCCCGGCTGTATGTCTGCACGTACTTTCGCGCTGGTTATGATTCCAGCGCCTTCAATGTCGTAATAGCGCACACCGTTAAAGTTGTCCGTTTCGGTTAAATCGATATTTTCAAGTGGGAACGCTTCCTCCGCAAGTTCCGGGATATATATTTCTTCTAGTTTCTTTTTATAAACAAATCCATTAGATCTCATCCAGTTTAGTAAATCCGTTTCATTATCAAATACCTTTCGAACTGGAGTTAATCCACTAGTAGAGCCCTGCACGCCTCCGAATGCCCCCCAATATGTGCCATTGGCGCAACGTCCTATACATCCGTATTCCTTACCCTCTCCGATATATTCTAATTCTATACCTTCGTAACCACATCCGGGAATTTCTTTCCATTCTATAATATTATCCTTAGACGCTTCAATTGCAGAAAGCGCCGGCAACTCTGTAGGCGCTATCAATTCTTTCACCTTGTCCGCCTGCTTCTTGCTAAATATCCATCCGGCACGCTTTTCACCGTTGTAGTTTAAAGACGGGTTAAAGCGTCCGCCTAATTCCTTTAATTGCTCTTTGATCGCCTTCGTATCGCCAAACACCGCGATAGCTTTTTCGGAGTAGTCCACGATTTCCAGACCTTCAACCGTCACGGCTTCCATTTCTTTGGCTTCCTCAACTTTTTCAACCTTAACGTTGCTTTTCTTTGCTTTCGGCTCTATTACTTGGTATTCGATACTAATTTCTATATGGATATAGAAATTAGTATCGAAATAGTCTTGCATACCGTCCGAATCATTATAGCGAAAAGAACTAGCGTAATTTGATACAGCATTTAGCGCTGCGAATACTTTCGGCGTTAACTCGTTTTCCCATCCCTTCACGCTGGACATTGTGGACATATAACCACGTTCCGCGCTTCTTGAACCTTCAACGAAAGGAACACAAGGACCGGTTTTTAATTCGATATATATAGAATCTGCGTACATTGACCACCTGGAAGTAATGGAGAATTTAAATTCCGGGAAATTCTTCTTTGCATAGGATCTAACCTTTGCGGCGATTTCCTTAGTACTTAACTTGCTGTCATAGTTTGAACCAGCCCAACCGTTTTGTGTGTAGAAATTCATTGCTTTCATATCTTTTTCTCCTTATATTATTATTATTATTAAATGATTCGTATATAATCAGTATACGCGTATAATATAACCTCGTTTACTATAATAGGCTTGCCTACGTCTACGTTCGCGTTCGTAAGCTATTCGTTCCATCCTGCATTCTTCTTTAAATTTCCGTTCCTCTCTTTCACGATCCCTTGCTGCCATCACAATAACAAACACGATCCAGAAAATACCATATAACAACCCATAAGCCAAAGCAAAGGAAGAAGAAAGCAGATAAATAGGAGTTAACCAACCTGCTAATATTAATAATACTGCTAAAGTTTTCATAATGCTATATTTAAATTGTTAATAATTAAACCGTATAGCGTGATTAATAGACTACTAATACCAGATACAGCCTATACACTCAGTAGCTGCATGTTATCGCAATATCAGTAAACCAAGAAAATTAAATGAGAGAATATTTGCAAGAATCGAAAAAGAAAAGTATCTTTGCTCCGTGTGATGGGGTGAAAGATACGAAAGTATTTTGATCCTTTGAGAGTCTTAATATTCCAGGATTAAGGCTCTCTTTTTATTCTATCTATTAATATATCATGTATCACGCTTGCCTAATCAATGGATATACTACCTATATTCTAGTGTTGTATCTCTCATCTTTCAACACTGTAAAATTACAAAATTATTATCATACAAACAAAGAAAATCGCACTTTTTTTTGTGTTGAATTTTCACAAATAAATAGACTTTATAGTATACGCTTATCACTTGATATTATGCGATATAGAAACGTTTTATTTTGATTCTCACAATGTGCCGTATTACCACTCTTTGCCTTATATCGCCCTTATTAAAGCCGTCAGCAACTAATCAAACGAGCGTTTCAATGCGTTGCGGGTATACCCCACCCCCCCCTATGCCAGTGCAGCCGTAAACATCCGTCCTCTCCCGTTTTTTTTTATTTTTTTTCTGAATTTTCAGGTCTTACTATGTTGTAATATTTTATATCTACCTCCTAGTATATCGTGTAAAACAATATTACCCGTCATTATGCCGATATCCATGTTTTGCGTTGATGCTTTCCTATGCAGATTGCTTTTATTCCCCTTTGTTTATTTAAATAATCAAAGGGAGTGAGGTGTTCGCTGTGCTCACTCTTTCTTTATGTTACTTTCTTTCTATGTATTTTGGATTAGACATTTTTCCTTTATTATATAAGGGTATGTCTAATATGTAATGATGTAGTATTATGCAATACAAGGTATATTTCAAGTACTCTTTTACTTTTAAGATTAAAAACTTAATATTGAAACGGATTTAAATACATCATAGTGATAAATATTAAAGTAAAGCTTTAATATTTAGATTTAATTTATTATATTTGCGTGTATTATAATAAAACAATATGAATGACTACAAGTTTTATATGATGCATTATGGCGAGCTTGGTGCCGTTTGGAAAGACTTGGGAACAGATTTTCCCGGTTTGAGGTATAAAGAATGTACAGGTCTTAATTCTTATGGAGAGCCTACCAATATGTACTCAGAGGATTTTGCCGAAACAAGTAAGGCAGAGGTGTATGTTTCCAGCACACCGGCACACAAGCAGACAACTATAAAGCTGACATTGATATTCTTGGAGGATGACACAAAGGATGATAAGTCTTACCGTGACTTTATGGCTTTCATTACTGGTTATAAGATTGCCTACCGTGATACAGCGAGGAAGAGAAAGGTTCTTATGTACCTTTCAGGAGCCACAGAGCCTAAAAGCGACACCCTTTACGGACAGAAATACAAGGAAGTGACGTTTACGTTCAAGAACGTTTACGGACATTCCTTCGGATATGATGAAACTTTTCCTAACGAATAAAATTAAATTCTATATTGCTATGTTTTTAGAAACAGAGACCTTATCAGAAGCATTATCCTTTGCGAAGTGCAAGGATTTGCCCAAGAAGTTCAACCCCGAACTGGGGCTTACTTGGATATTGGCTATCGCTCTTATCAAGAAGAAGAACCTTATGAATGCCTACGCCATTGTGGAGCAGAGGGCTGACGGACTTATCCAGTACAAGAAGACATTCGGACGGCTTTCTCCTATTGATGGGCTTATTTCGATTCACCCGTATATGTACGTGGATGAGGAAGCGTTGGGAATAGCTATGAAAGCAAACAGACGAACTATCGCCATGCATTATCCCGGTTATGCGGATGAAATCATTGATTCGGACGATGAGAAGTTTAAGGTGTACCAGTTGCAGTACGCTATGGATATGCAGAAGCTGAACATGAATCAGGAGAAGCCGAGATTCGGGAAGTCTGTTGTGGAGGAAGCGGAGGAAACGGTTAATCCGGTTGTTGAGGAAGAATTGAAGGAGAATGAAACCGTTGCAACTGTAGAGGACGAAGGAGAGTGTGTTATCGAGGTTGAGGACGCTAAGACAGCGTTCAGACCGAAAAGAGGTAGAAAGGCTAAAACGGAGGAATAAGGTATGGCAAAGAACAAGAAACAACAAGGATTTGAGTTCATCATCGAAGAAAAAGATGTGTTGGAGAGAGAAAACTTCAGCTCGTTTGAGATTGTAATCACGAAAGGATATGCCTGTTTTAAGAACTACACAGGATTCCGGGTGTTCACTACCCCATACGCAGTAGGGGTGGACGGTGTGGCTCACGAAACATCCCTGTATGCTTGGTTGAAGTACATGGTGGACTTCAAGAAGTCAATCAAAGGCAAAGAGAATGAAATGTTCGGGGAAACTACTTCCACCAACAAGGAGTTCTTGGACGGTATGAAGGTGCTTACAGAAGCGAACCTTGTGAAGCCTATGACCGTGTTTACTGATATAAATGAAGCGCAGAAAGAGGCTGAAAACTACATGAAGTGGATGGAAGGTCAGATGAAGGATTTGGATAAGGCTATGAACACTACGCCGCCTGAAGAAGATTTGAAAACTAATGCGGAATTTGAACAGAAGGCTATCATGGCAGAAGAAACGAAGGAGATGTTTGACAATGGAACTGAAACCGAGAAAGGACAGGTATAGCCCCGATAATATCTACCGTATCTATATCAATATTGGGAACCATCCCGGTGCAAAATGGGTTTCTTTCAAGGACAAAGAAACCGGAGAGGTCACTAAGGGGGTATTCTTGCCGGATTGGGAAACTGGTGGGATACGGATAAGAAAAGGACATCTTAGATTTGAAATTCATGCGATTCCGATAAAGGGATGTATGAATACCCATATACTTATTCCTGCTGTTAATAAAGGAGTTGATTGCGGTCTTGGAATAAAGAAAAGCAGTAAGCAGACATATTTTAGTAAGAGCGTTATAGGGAATATGTATGTATGCGGAGAAATACTTAATGAAGACCAAAAGAAAATCATAGAGAAGTATGTCAGAAGAAAAAGATTGCTTAAAATCGGACGTTATAAGAAAGATTGAGCGTATCGTGTGCGATTGCGTAAATAAAGTATTCTGCAACCAGAGCCCTGTATATCCTTCAACTATCTATGAAGGAAGGACAAACATTATTCTTACAGGAAGAATTGCGAGGGGTGCAGTTTTTGCCGTATTGCATAACAGGTTCGGAATCTCATATGGTAATATTGCCAAACACTCAAAAATTAGCAGCAGGAACATTATACGGTCTGTAAAGACTTATAAAAGCATTCCTGATTCAGACAATGCCGTAATGATGATAAAAGAGCTTATAGAAATTGAACTAAAAAAATTTCCTATTGTATGAATGATTTGCTTTCTTTTAAACGTAATGCCATGATGCTCGGTCTTTGCACTGGGTATAAGAATAAATGGGACGCAGCGACAAGTAAGGAAGCGTTAATGGATATAGCTTTGGATTCAAACGGTGTAGAGCTGTTGACAGATGCTCATAGCTTTGGGTTCGGTATGGATATTCAGTACATGAAACGAACGTTTTCTGACTATATTAATGGTAAATGGAAGCGGAGCAAGGACGGATATACTTCGTGCCTGTACGTGGACTTTAACGGACAAATAGAGCAGGATTGCACGCTTACAACGGTGCTTGCTTCAAAGGTTGAGTTCCATGTTTCAAAAGGGAATGTGTGCAAGCTGTATGTTGGAGGTGAATCTACTGTAAATATCACCGGAGAAGGTATCTGCTACGTGTACTCATACGGTCACAATGAGGTGACTGGTAGGTTTAAGTCAATGAATTGTATAACTAAGTCTGAATGGGCTAAATAACATGCCTATATCCACGTGTAGAAAAAAAAATAACGGGTGCGTTTGGCGTTTGTAACGCTGACACACCTTGCTTAAAAATCAGATTATGAAAGCAACAGACTTAAAAATAGGCAACTATGTTCATATCAAATTCCGCTCCCCACAGGGAGAAAGGCTTTCCATCCCCATGCAGATAGTCGGAATATTTTCAAGCATCAATGGGGCAAGCCCGAATGATACCGTTTACCTTGACTTTGAAGGAAACGAAGGTGATATATGGGAAGAAGAAGTACAAAATTTAGTATTCGCTAAAACGGAGCTTAAAAAACAATGAATTATATAGAAGAAGAGCAAATAGATAGCGATATCCCTGATGATGGCGATATGGTTGAACAAATACCATTGTTCATCTCTTCCGATATGCAGTCAGTCATTGAGGGCGGCAAGAAGAAACCACCTATCCATAGGTTGTGGGGCGATTTTTGGTGGGAGAACGAACTTGTTTTCCTATTTGCCGATAGCGGAATAGGTAAGTCCATTCTTGCCACGCAGATAGCCTACGAGATAGCCAAAGGGGAAAGCGAATGTGCGGATGTTGAGATAAGTCCTCAAAAAGTATTGTACTTTGATTTTGAACTTTCTGACAGACAACTTGCAAGACGTTATAAGAACGCTGATTTCCCGAAGTCGCTCATCCGATGCACCATATCGGAAGAAGTGGACAGCGAAGATTTTAACATGAACGTAATTGAAGGGATAAAGGATAAATTGCTTGACACGAAAGCAAAGATTATGATACTAGACAATCTTTCATATATATCCACCCAGACAGCGGAAGCAGAATATGCCGGAGTTATTATGGACGGTCTCACTAGATTGAAGCGTGAGCTAAAAATCAGTATCATGGTGATAGCGCATACGCCTAAGATTGAGGAATGGAAGCCCTTGTCTAAAACCAATATGGCAGGAAGTAAGATATTGTCTAACTTTGCAGACGGAGTATTTGCCATAGGACGTACAAGGAATGGTGGACGTTATCTAAAACTACTAAAAACTCGCATGGTGAGTGAACCGGATGAGAAGTCGCTCCTTCCCTATTTCAATATTATTTCGGAACCTTACCTTCATTTTGAAAAGGTTGGTGATGAAACGGAAAAAAAATTACTTATGGGAAAACCTGCAAAAGATTTTTTCACTTCTATTTGGGATAGAGATACGAAATCCCCTATTCCTCTGAATGAGCTGGTCAAACTAATTATATCTAAGGATAATTCTAAGAATACTATAAAGGCTAAAGACGGAAATGCTCGAAAACGTATTGACCGTGCTATAAAATACGGCTCTTTAAGGAAAGATGAGTTAAAGAATGTTTTTCTAAAAACAGAAGATTGATTGTCAATTATCCACAAATCATTTAGTAGTGAACTACCGCAAAACTAAAGATTTAGCGGTAGTTCACGTTTCTAGTTCATATTTTTTTAAGTATTTCAACACATTCCTTTATCCCATCATCGAAACCATGCTTATACCCTTTAGCGTATTCTCCAATGTTATATACCGCCATTGCCAACACAAACAGGATGATACCTAAAGCCTTATGCCAGCTAGGGAGCGAGATGGAAAACGGTTTAAATGTAATTGTGAGATCTCCAACCCATAAAATAGCTATTATGAATATAATTGTAAATAATATTGTTTTCATCGCTTATTATGCTTTTTAAAATGTTCGTCAAGAATAAGTTTGGATAGCTTGTACACCAATACAATCATACATGCTATCATTACAAATACTAAGACAACTCTAACTAACAGGAACTGATCAATAGCCCAAAGTAGAGAAAAATATACGGGTAAAGACAGTGCAGCTATAACGCCGGATATTATTTTATTCTTCATTACTTACTTCCTTTCAATAATTCCGGGTTATCAAAAACGTTTCCTATCACTTCGCATCTATCGCTGACATACCACAATGGGGTAAAGCCACATGCTTTGTTCTTGTAGCAGAACATTCCTTTATGAAATAGTACTTCAACTGTAAATTGGTAGGAACTTTCACTGTCATGGATCAGTATTAGATCATGTTCGAAGATGCTATTACCATTCTTATCGGTTATTTCGCTGAACTGACAGACTGTTTCGGGAAAAACTACATAAGTCGTCTCTCGTGGAATAGGTTCAGCATCTTCAACGAGTATAATATTTGGGTAGTGTTTTGGATATGTTGTCAAAGAACCTTCTATCCACTGTCCTGTTTCAAATTCTTTTCCTCTGAATTTTATTTCACGTTTCATAACTGTTTCAATTTAAAACCTACCATTTCTACCTACCCTTCTCTTTTCAGCATCAGTGGCTTGTCTTTTGGGAAATTTCCCATGCCACTTCCCCGGTATCATACGCGGATTTTCCCCTTTGCTGTCAAATATCAATCTCCCACACTCCGAGCACAACGGCTTTCCTTCAAACTCCTTTATGCTTGCATCATACTCTATGGGAAAGATTTTATGTATAACAGGCCAATAATCCGATGTGGCTGTATTCTCAACACAACCACATTTGCTACAAATAAACAGTGGCATAATCAATATCTTTTCCCGTTCAACATAAGTCTTGATTCATTGTATCTCATCTTCTGCTCCACATGCCATATAAGGTCTATGTTCATATGCTTGGCAAGCCCGAAGATTGATAATAACATATGACCTATCTGACTTTCAAAAGAATAATTATATTCATAAAAATAACGAATTGGCAATGTGGATATGGCGTATATGCTTTCAGTAAATGTTTCACCTACGCAACTTTCGGATGCACCATATATCGCTTCTTTAGGAAAATCATCAATGGATATATTTCTTAATCCAGCCAAATCAAGCAGGCGTATAACTGCATCGCTTAGTTCGTCTGGAATCGTATCTTTGATATATTTTTCAAAACAATACTTGAAATTGACATCATCGTGCGGTTCTTCATCCTCATAAGAAGACTTGAAAGATTCCCTGTCGGCATGTTTCCCTTTTCGGTCCGCTTCCACAGCTTCCATAAGCTCGCTAATGATAAGGCAAAGGCAGTGTTCGTTACTCAATTCTTTATCATGGAAACCATGCTCACAAGCGGTTTTATAAGCACGATCCCGTAGTTCGTTCAAATTAATATTGTTCATTATCTATTTTTTTATAATCCTTACATCCATTACGATAAAAACCACCATCATATAAATCACTGTAACCATGGTTCACTTTAAACCGAAGAGGATGGTTTAGCGCACAAAGATCACTATAGTGCTGTTTAGCTGATTCTTCAATTACTTTCTCCATCTCATCATCATCTAATACCCTTTCGTCCGGTTTAAAATTCTTGCATGTATCACAGTAACGGATAGGTTTACGTTCTCCTTTTTTCCCTGAAGGCTTTTTAAACCCTTTTAGCCAACAGCTTTCATCTTTGATAGGACAACATCTACAGTAATCATCAATTTCGTAAAATTGACAGTAACCGTCACAGAACCATTCTCAAAACTCTGTAAGCATTTTCTCTTTTATAAGTTCTTCCTTCATTTCCTTATTCCTAATTTAATTTCTTCATCCTTAATTATTTTCCCTATCTTGTCAGCTTCCTCATATCGTTCCTCCCTTATCAACAGTCTTTGTAGTTCTGAGAGCTGGTTAATATAAACAATATCGTTACGATCTGACACATGACGGACATATCTTTCTATATCATCCAGCTTATTCTCCATGCGTATATGCCACTTGCTTACCAAAATTAAAGTAAATGCTAGAGCACAAACATTTAATGAGGCAAGGATGAATTTAAATATTAATTCTGCTATTTCCATAATCATATAAGTTTTAATGCTTCCTGTAATCCGTCTTCAAATGCTTCCTCGTAGGTATTATAATGGATAATAGGTCTGTTGGATAATCCTACTAAGTCGTGATTCGGAATTGTTAGTATATCATATACCCAATAATTTCCATACATATAGGATATTTCGATATGTATGTTTTTGGTTTCACGAAGCCACTTTTGGGCAACATACAACGCTGGACACAAAAATTCAACTGGTTCGTTATCTATTTCCGTACAACATGACATACTTTGCGGAATGTCGTATCTTCTAATAATATTACCGCAACTTATTGTGTGTTCACACTTCCAATTAAACCCTTTCTCTTTCAACAACTTCGCTGTTTCTAATGTTACAAATTCTTCGGTCATACTATTTACTTTCTATTATTATACACCCCAATAACACCCCTAAATATTTTATCCCAAGTTCGGAAACATAGTACACGATTTGTTTTTCAATCTCAAACTCTCGCTTTTCTGCATATCCGATAGATACCAATTCCTCCCAGTCCTTATCGGAGTTACTTGCTACAAATCGGTTACGATAAGCATTATATCTATTTCTTTTTATTTTACCACGATCAAACCCTATAGCATGTTCCATTTTTTCTATTTGTCTTAATGATAATTTTACATCATCCATAATTATTCTTTTTAGGTATTTCTATATTATACATTTCTGCTAATTTATAAAACTGTGTTTTCACAAAGGGAGCATCTTTTAAGGCATTCAATACTTCATTTTCCGTTTTAGCTCCTTCAACAAAAAAAACAGTCTTACCCCCATATCTATGATCATCCGGGCTTGCATTAAAAGCTAAGCATCCGAAATGCATGTATGCAAAAAACTTGAAACAGTATTTATTATTGAATAATATATCAAATTTGTCATTTTGATCTATGCGTTCAAACCCATATATCTCTTCTTGAGTAAATTCTCCAGAAATAGCTTTAAAATAATGACCTGGGCATCCACACGTTCCGAAATATGCCATTCTATTCATAGTTAACATTTCTTGTTTAATTCATCCAATACTTTCTTTACAAGTTCATGGCGTGGCAATTGCCAATCTTTCGCAATATCATCTATTTTATCATCATAATGATTGTCATAAACATACCGATTCAAGCTATCAACAAACCCATCACCGTCAAGTCCTTCATCGCAACCACTGTACATGTCAAGTTCATAGGCTAATTTGGAGCATTCACAATGACTTACCCAATCATAAACACGACCGTCAAAAACATTGGTCTGTCTGTTGTATTTTTCTCCAACGTGTATCACCTCACCACAAAATTCACATCTATGCTCTTTACGAGCGACAGGAGTTTTATCTTTTAATACTTTCATGGTTATCTCTCATTTTCATATCTTCACAATGCAATTTATAAGCATGTGCAAACATCTTTAACGTAACAGGCTCAAAGTGAAAATCTACCTGTTTATCTTCTATGACAACTGAAACACATAATTGACCATCGCAAAAGTCAATATATGCTTCGCCACCTCCATCCCCTCTAATGGAAAAGGTTTGTGTCTGTACACTATCCATGGTTCTCCTCCTTTTTTAATATTGATTGTAATGGATCAAAACTCGCATTTACTTGTTGTACTCCATCTATAGTATCTGCTATATTTGTGCACTCTATACTACTCACAGCATTCGATATTTCTTCTTCATTCATGGTTATTCCTCCATTTCCAGTTCAATCCTTTCTGCCCGTCCCCACCAAGAGCGTTTGTTGTGCTCTTTAATCAATTTTTTCAGCATGTAACGTTTGTATCTTTCGTCTGAAGCTCTTTCTCTTTCTTTGTAGACCTTTTCCTGCAGGGATTTGACTTCGCTTTCCAGCTTGGATACTTCTTCAACAAGCTTCTTGACGTACTCATTTTTCATGGGATATATCGTCCGCGATTTTCGGGGGAAGTCATCAATTAATTTAGCCATCGTATTCCCATCACTCAACGCTACGACGAGCATAGAAAGGCTTTCCGCACTTATCTCGTAACGCTCTTTTATATTGAAAGAATCAGGCAGTTTGCCGTTCTTTACTTCTATATCATCCACGTTAAATATAAGATCCTTTCCGTCAAAGACTACTTCTTTCTTATTCTGTTCCATAATTTCTTCATTTTTAGGATTATCCATTAAACTCATTCATATATCCCATTTCTTTCAAACGGATATTAAACTCTTCAACCGAATCATTATTAGGAATAAATTGCTCAAGAACATCGTTAAAAGGGTGCAGATGGTTTTTTAAAATATCATTAGCCTCTTCTTCTCCACGTTTCTTTCCTAATCGGTCTTTGCATACTTCTATGTAATCATCTTTTGTCATATTGTAGTGCGTGACTGTATCAACAATTGTACTAAACCTACAATATAAGCCATTTGGCTGTTGGGCTATAAATGATCCCATAATTACCTCTTTCTAATTTAGTTATTAGTTAATTGGCAGTTTCATAAAGCACATCCATATTGTCTTGCTCTGTCTTCCAGTGGTATACCCAAATAGAGGTTTAAAAGGGATAACAGACAATACATCCACTGTTTTTATTTCACTCTCGTTCCATTTGAATACAAGCGTGCCGTTAGGCTTCAAGACGCGCATACACTCAGTAAATCCATCGTGTATGAGTGACTGCCAGTCTTTCGGCAGTTTTCCGTACTTTTTAGCCATCCATGAGGTTTCACCAAGTGTTTTCAGGTGCGGTGGGTCGAACACCACCATGTAGAAAGAATTGTCCTCAAACGGCAAGTTGGTGAAATCGGCTATTATATCCGGTTTTACCTCTATGGTTCTGATCTTATCTCTATCCTTGGCTGTTACTATCTCCGATCTCTTATCAACGAATAAGGCAAAAGGATTATGTTTGTCAAACCAAAACATCCTACTGCCGCAACAGGCATCTAATATTATTTTTGTTTCACTCATTTCTATATCGTTTTGAACCATTTACCTGACATCAGGAAAATGGTAATTATTATCAATTAAATTCTAATTGTATTATCAGCCAACTGTTAATCAACCTCCACTAATTCACCGTTTTCCAGTCTATACCATGTATCAGCCTTTACAATCTTTCCATCGACTAATACAGCCTTCCAATCGACAATATCATACGTATCTTCCCTTTCCTCAGCTATGACCAAAATTGCACCTATTCCGCCTTTTACCTGAACATTGCTACCTCTTGCAACTGACAAACCATTAGATCCTGTTGAAGCCTTTCCTCTTGCCGTGGCAGCACCATAATTACCAGCCGTGGCAGCACCTCTATCACCAGCCGTGGCAGCACCACTATCACCAGCCGTGGCAGCACCTCTATCACCAGCCGTGGCAGCACCTCTATTACCAGCCGTGGCAGCACCACTATCACCAGCCGTGGCAGGTTTTCCCGGATCCGCATTACACTCGTTAGTACACCGTTCCTTGACATAAGATACAGCTGCTTTTACAAGCCCCCTTATATCAAGCTCAGCACCTATTCTAATTTTTGAAGAGCAAACCTTGTCACTTTCTGAATCGTCTATTTTACCGCTCTGTTCAACCTCACAAAACCTTGACCCGGCTGGCCTATAGTAACCAAAAACATCCAGAGGGTAAGGACATGCATGAAAACCTTTTTCACATGCCTTTATGTCGCCTGTTTCTTCATACTCCTTACCTACCTCATACTTAAATCCTCTACAAGATAAATCTTTATCAAATGCTTTATAAGCCTTTATTTTCTGTTCCATGATATTGTTTATTTTTCGTTATTTCGATAATTTTTTGTTCAAAGATCGGGCATTCTCTTCTGCCCAACAGGTGTATTCCATGAAGCCTGTAGCATGGCTTTTCGGGAATCGAATCGTATTTACGATATATGGCACAACGGCGGCAGATGCGATGTATACCGTATTTCCCTTTTGCGCCGTAACATACCACAGGATAACCATCAGCAGTTTTCATGATTTTCTAAACAAATGGCTGAACGCATTATCCAAATCCAAGTCTAGATTCAGTTTGGACGGGAAAGATTTAATGTATTCGTACATCTTATAAGCGAGGCTGTCATCATCACCGCACCTATCAATCAGTGTGAGCAACATGGCGTTCACCATGTCAGAATCATTGCCGAAGTTTTCCTGAGTGGATTCGCTGCAATGATTCACATCACTTTTCAATCTCTTTATCGCAGCTATGGCTGTGTTGAAGTTTCTTTTTGAATCGTGTCTGAGTTCAAATCCTTCTTTCTTATATTGCTGCTGCATTTCTAGAAGGTTGGTTTCTAAAACGTCCGTGAGGATAAATACGATATTGGTTATCGTATTAAGTTTGTCTGTTCCTTGCATGATCGTGTATTTTTTTAACAATTATTCTATTTGACACAACTTATTTTAAAGCCGTACAATGAATTTTCTTACATGAAAGCATCAACTACAGGCTTTCTTGTTGAAATTCTTGTCACGGGGCTGGGAATGCGGTCTATCGTCCTCTTTCTTCGCCCTGTCAATCCATCTTTGGAATTTGGCGGCTACAAGAGGACAATGTATGCGCAGGTTTCTGTCGCGTTCCGCTTCCCATTCACGTATCTTTGTCTGCATCTCGGTATTCATAATTTTCTCCTATTTCGTTATAATTCTTTTTTTTGAAAACTATTGCATATTTGCCCATATCTGTCACAGGCACACACTCTATGCCCTTTAGCCTTACAATATGCAGAATTATCCCCGAAGTCCGAGGCTTTCTTGCAATTCCGGCATTTGACATATACAATTTCCGGTTTGACTTTCTTTGGCATACTCATGGTGATATCAGCATTTTTCTGGCTCCCTCATCTCCGGATTCAGCCCGGCGTTTCAACTCTTGATATTCAGCATAAGAGATTCTGTTATTTCCACGCTCCTCTATCTCTTTTTCACGTTGAAGCCTGTATCGTTCACGCTCATGCCGCTCAATGTCAATCCTACGCTCCTTAACATACTCCA